ATAACCTAATTCAACTACGTGAGTAGATACGCAGTGCTTCGTCACTCTCAGCTTCGCTTGTGCCGTCACTGCGTATCTATAACCTAATATGTGGGTAAAAGACAAAATTTTGGGCAATTCCAGAGCGATGAGGGGCGAATCTTACCCACAAAGTAAAATAATCGACGCATTACAACACAAATGCACTATACAATGTGATATTGTGGAATACAAAATGTGTCCATTCTTAAACAAGTACCAACCAACAACATAGGCAGATACAGCGACAAAATAAAACATCCAGAATAAGACTGTTATGCCTCTTTGAATGAAAAACACCCGTAATACCACATAAATAAAACCAAACCAAGAGGCAACAATATCAAGATTGCGTACAATTCCAATTTGAGGGTCGCTCCAATGATTTAGCGAAGTGAAAAGGACTACCATAGACAAAATCGATAAATCATATTGCCGCTTAATAAACGCATATATAGATGTAAACACCATCAAAAAACACACATAAAAAATAATTTCCGCATGTTCCCTAGGTATATGATATGCATAATCATCGAAAACCTTATATTTAATTGTTTGAAGACCCGACCAAAAAGATGAATCCATTCGGCAAAAAAAAAAGAGTACTAAATATATAAAATGGATTTATTCAATTTGGTTTACCTTGCTCTTTTGTTCTTCGTTTTAACGCCCGGAGTTTTGTTGAGTCTTCCACCAGGAGGTTCTAAATTAGTTGTTGCTGCTGTTCACGCATTGGTGTTCGCTGTTGTATATCACTTTACACACGCGACCGTGCTGAGACTTGTCAAAATGTAAATTATTTTTTTGCATTGATGTGAAAAAATAATTAATTGTATGGATTCAATATAAATGCGATTCAATAGAACGCGTAAAAACACGAGCAAACAAGAAGCCGCAAATATTCCTCCGCCATTTTGCCGCCAGGGAAACAAATACCCTATGAGAGAGGAGATTATTCGCCTGATTCCGCCCCATAAACGCTACGTCGAACCGTTTCTAGGGTCCGGTGCGATTTTCTACAATAAACCGCCTCTCGTATCCCAAGAAAACATATTGAATGATTTAGACAAACATACATACGACCAGCATCGTCTTCTCTTGAATGCGCCGAAGGACCCTGCAAAATATCCTGCGCCAATGACGACCATTGAAGAGATTAAACGGTTCTACAAGAAACCTCCAAAAACCGCCGCCGACCGATTAATACACGAGAAGATAGAAGCGTGTAATGGATTCTCCGGTTCGCCTGTCCGCCTCTCTTATGGAATCTACCGTAAAGCCGACCCGACGAAAATACTCAAGAACCTCGATTTCTATCAATCGCGACTGAATGACAATACGAAACTACTGAATCAAGACTATGCAACTGTTGTGAAAACATACGATTCGCCCGCCACTTTTTTCTTTTTCGACCCGCCGTATGAGAAGACGAGGTCCATATATGGGTACGGAGAACACAAGTCTTTTGATTACACCAAACTACTTAATATTTTGCGGCAGATTCGCGGCAAATTCTTGATGACAATCAATGACAGTCCAAATATGCGAGAGGTGTTTAAAGAATTCAATATCCTCTCTACAAAAGTGTATGCTAGATGGTCGCGAAAAACAAAGAAGGCGAATAACCGCAAAGAATTATTGATTATGAATTATTAGGCGTAATATATAAATGAAACACTTGCTGTTGATAATAACACTCGTCGTGTTTTTTATAATAGTGTGTTTTGTCTATCCTTATTTGAGAGGAGAAGGCGCATCCGACACAAAGGAAGGAATGGCCGCCGATGAACGCAATGAATATGTGCAGTCTTTCAAGGATAAAGAGAATCGTATGTTTCCATTCCGTTATTTCACGGATGAAAATGACCGAGTGCTTCCTTTTGTAGCTGTCACTGGGTTTTTCCGCGAGAAGGCAGCAGAGGATAAATACAACGAATATATCCAAAAAGGTGTCCACGTAATCGGAATAACTGCTTATAAATCGTTTCCCAATCGCGAAAAGATGGATTCCACGGAAGGCGAGTACGAACGCAATGATACATTCGATTATACTGGAAAAATCCGCGATTGGTTATGCTGCGTAAAGAACCCCAAGGAATATGGATTCACGGATTTCAACCGAATCATCGACATAAGCGAATCGGATTTCTATAACGCAGAGGACGATTCCGAATTGGCCAAAATTCCAAAGAAATACGATTTCCTTTATATTTGCAACAAAGACTCGGATTCGTGTCCTCTCGATGGTTGGAATGCGTTCAATCGCAATTTCGAATTGGCGAAAAAATGTTTCCCGATAATGTGCTTCGAGTTCGGTCTTCGGGGACTCATTATAGGAAGAGAGAATTGCGGGTTAGAAAAAGAATACGGCGATTATTTAGAAGTGGTCGGTTGGTTGGAATGGGCAAAACTGCAAGAAAAAATGCGCGAGTCCAAAATCCTATTTGTCCCGAACATCTTCGACGCTTCTCCTCGCGTGGTTGCTGAATGTATAACGAAGAATCTACAGGTATTGATGAATCGCAATATAATTTGCGGGTTCAAGTATATCAATTACCAGACGGGAGAACTATTCAATGATGAGACGGACTTGCGCCAGGCATTGACGAATTTATTGAACAAACCCGCGTCGGTTTCTTCGAAGAAATGGTGGAGCGAGAATTATAGTCAGGAAAAATCGCAAACACGATTGCGCGACTTTTTAGCAGAGTCGTTCCCGAAAGAATTAGCCGGAGTGTCAAAAGTCAAATTTATATTATAAACCGTTTGCATTTGTCGAAAATTGATGCCGATAAACCACATAAATATTATACGGCAAAATAATATAATATAGATTATTGCAATATATTGGAACCATAAACAACAATGAATACTCTCTCTCAATACACTCAATTATTAAACCGTTTTCCCAAATTCGAACTTTCCTATGAAACGATTTCACATAAGAAAGTTTCCGCCTCCGATTCAGTTGCTATTGCAATTTCACTCGGTCGCAAATATTTCATTTGGTTTACGTATAAATGCGGTGGGTCAAATGACGCGTGTTATTTAATCGGATTAGACAAAGACAAACAGGTTTGTTCGGTGGAACCATTAACGGGCAAGATTCCACAATCATTTTGCTTAGGAACAGTCGTATATGGGACTTTGTATGAGCCCCAGCAAGAAACCGCAAACAAAATATTTATTGCAGAAGACGTTTATTATCATAGCGGCGTCAACCTCTTGAATTTGTGTTTTGGAGACCGCGTCGGGTTCTTGCGCGACTTTATTGAGAAGATGGTTAAGCCCCATACGCCGGACTCGTGTTCTAAAGTCGCATACGCTTCTCAAGTCGCATACGCTTCTCAGGTCGCATACGCTTCTCAAGTCGCATACGCTTCTCAGGTCGCATACGCTTTACCTATGATGTGGTATTTACCCGCCGGAAAAGAACTATCCCCCATTATTCCTCCCGATATATCTCCCAATATCGGTTACACACCTCACCACATTCAATTCCGCGAAATCCGTCGTGTAGCACCATATATAAACATTGCAATACCAAAACGTGGAATAACTCTATCTACTACAATAGCACCAGTTTCCTCTGCAATAGTTGCCCAGAAAATGACAGCAACTGCAATAATGAATCCGATTCCAAAATTCGATTATTCAAAACCGACATACCGATACCCGGCGGTATTTAATATAACCGCCGACCCTCAATTAGACTTGTACCATTTGTACGCATACGGTGGTCCAGGTGTTGCAATATATTGCGGTTTAGCAGCAATTCAAACATTTAAGACGAGTATATTTATGAACAAATTATTCCGACGCATACGCGAAAACGACAATCTGGATTTAGCAGAAGAAAGCGAAGACGAAGCAGATTTTGAAAATATGGATGCAGATAAATATGTGAATTTGGGAGCCGTTATTCCGGTGGAATGTGTATTTAACCATAAACATAAAAAATGGATGCCTGTGCGCTTAGCGGGAAAAACAGAACGACTTATCCATATTGAAAAGTTGGTGCAAGGACGCGTTGAATATGGAAAAAGACCACAACCACATCAACGCCATTTTCCGAACAATCATCGCAAAGGAGAATCGGGAAATCGATAAAATATCGAAGGTATAAATATAGAAAGCATAATATGAATAGAAACCTAGATTTGGATACTGAATTCAAACTAATCAGAGAGCGGTCGAGAAAGCGAAGAAGACCTAACAAGGCTAAGCATACTATTTCGAAGAGAGAAAGGGCGGCGTTAAAGAAGTGGGAAATGGAGATTATTAAAGAATACGAGAAGGCGAATGAAAAAACCAAGAGAAAGAAAAGTTGCAAAAAACAGCCATTGATTAAAACCTTATATGCCATCAAAAAGCCAAAGACCAGTAGTCGTAAAAAGCGCCGTTCGACAAAAGCCGTACAAAATCCAGAGGAACAAAAAGAATCGGTTGAACCAGTTGTTGCCGCTGAATCATCATCTGCATCAACCGAGCCCACCGAACCAACTGTTTCTCCTCCTGCGTCGACCGAATCAACCGAACCAACTGTTTCTCCTCCTGCATCAACCGAAGAAACTGTGGCCAAACCAGCTGAAGAACAACCCTCCGAAAATAAGACAGTATTATCGTCTATGGCAGAATCTCTCGGAATTTCGAGTAGTAATCAAGAACAAGCAGAGAAGCCAGCAACGACTGAGGCTAAAACTGGTGGCAAACGCAAACGTAAAGGATGTAAGAAGGGAGGTAAATAGAAAATAACACAATACTATAACTGTCCACTAATTACCGATTTTTAACCAAGAAATGATATTGGGCTATAGATACACAGTGACGGAATTCGCGAAGTATCACTGCGTATCTGCGAATGTAGTTGAATTGAAAGTACTGCTCGTGGCAAACCAAAGAAGAAAATCGAAAATGGGCGCCGAACAAGACGAAACGTATAAATAACCATAAATGATGTATGTCTTTTATGGTTATTCACAAAATCACAAAATCACAAAAATATCAAAAAGCATAATAATTGTAAAATATATATAGGTCGGTTCTCTAAGATGTCAAATGATAATGACAATGACGATGGTAATATAATAATCGAATTATTGACCGTATATTTCAAAGAAGAGAGTGTAACAACTATCATATTGATTTTGCTGTCTCTTGCCGTGAATGGAATTCAAGCGCACGGAATTTCTCGCATAACCGCCGAAATCGTCCAATCGATAGAAAATGTCCAGCGCAAACGAACAGTCCAAGTATTTTTCTATTTATGCATAGCGTTCTTCCTCTTTTTGTTCGTCAGTTATATTTATAAATATTTGCAGAATAACCTTCTCACCAAACTGAGACAGTGGTTGAGATATAATATGTTGAATATACTTCTTGCATCGAACAAGGAAAATATGGACGAAATCAACTACCCGCGAATTAGTTCACCCATTAACAGAGCAGCATCATATTGTTTTGTCATATTTAACATAATATTTAGTATGATTTTACCGGACACCAGTTTCATACTTATTGTCGCAGCATTTTTGCTCATTACTCGTCCAGAATTAGGTGCACTTTTCCTATCTGGAAACATACTCATTGCCACAATCATCGTACTAAATTGGGAGACGATGTACAATAAAAACCATTTAGCAGTGGATGTAGAATATGACAATGAATCACGTCTTCTCGAGATTCTCCATAATTTCGACAAAATCATTTATCGCGGGCAAACAGAATATGAATCGCGAATGTTCAAAGAAAAATCAAATGAAGCGTTCGGTCTCGCAATGGATTTCCAAACGACATTAGAGACATATGGACTCTATATCAATGCAATTGTTGCAATTATTGTGGCGATTTTATTGTGGTTGTTAATATCTGCTTTTTACTCAAAAGAAATCAGTGCTACTTATTTTATCACTGCATTGACAATGTTGATTTTATATCGCGATAAAATGTCAGGAGTTGTGCAAATCGTGCCAGATTGTGTCGAAGCCGTCAGCAGAGCAAGTATGGTTCTGAAATACTTCAAAAATATTTCATTAGATAAAGTAGAAAAATCATTTGAAAATAAAGAATTGCCGTTTCATCGCATCGAATTTGACAACGTATCATTTAAATACAAAGCGAGTTCGGCGGATGTAGTGTCGGGTATGACGCTCAAGTTCAATACTGCAAATCACGATATTATTGGAATCACTGGGCTTTCTGGGAGAGGGAAATCGACGATAATGAAGATTTTGCTGAAAATGCATTCGGTCAAAGACGGAACTGTATATATTGACGGAGTGAATATCGACGAATTGTCGCCGGACTATATTCGCAAAAATATTACATATGTGAGCCAGAACGGGAAACTGTTCGACCGAGTAGTATTGGATAATATTCTGTATGGGTGTTCTCATCCAGACACTTGTTCAGCGGAATTGCAAAAAATATTGCGATATCCGAAAGTGCGCGAATTGTTCAAGAATATCAATATCGAGAACAAGAAATCCGGCAATTTAGGAGAGAATTTATCGGGAGGACAGAGACAGGTAGTAAATATCATTGGTGGGTTAATTAATCCGTCAAAGATATTAATATTGGATGAGCCGACAAACGCACTCGATTCTGAATTGAAATTGGAGATTATGGGGTTGATTAAAGACTATAGTGCAAAGAAGAACGCGATTTTGATAATAACGCACGATAAAGAGCTAGACCGCATATTCACTGCCAATGTGAAAATATAGGAAACACGCCCATTTAAACAGTCACGTCATCGTCTAACACAACCATACATTTTTGAGGTCCCGTGGGTTTCTTCTCGTCCTCTTCGTCGCTCTCATTTTCCGAAGAATCCAATTGAACAATACATTTTGCATTCTTCACACAAGAAGCCGCACTTCTATAAACCAATTTCCATTTCTCCATTTCCTCTCCTAAAAATCCTCCATATTTCACGCTATTAATGGACCGAATCGTATATTCGCATTTCTTGTAGTATCTGCGGCGTTTGGCCCATTGGTTCTTGAATACATCGTGTCCATCCACTATATCGACGACGAGAGGTTTATCGTGTTTCTCCCGCAAGATTCTGCCGACCGACTGCACTATATCTGTTTTCGGAGTCACCATAACCAGAGTATTCAGCGTCTTAATATCCAATGCTTCTGCTGCCATAGCATATGTTGCAACCACAACCTGTTTCTCCTCTGTTTCTTTTAGGGAACTTTCTTTCATACCGCCGACATAATATCCGGCAGTTGCAATACCTTGATGTATAATCGAATCGTGTAAATAGGTAAGAATCGACCGATTATGTGCCAAAATCATTATTTGTGCACCTGGTTGTTCTTTAATCAGGTCGCGGACAACTCGAACAATGAAATCGCTGCGGTCTGAGTGGTCGCATAGCTTGACAATCATAGTGCTATATTTCGGATTGCCGCGAAAGTCGCATTCGACCTTGTTGAACTCCGCGTCCCGAGAGACATATTCGATTGCGCGCACTTCGACATCGTGTTCACCCTCGTCGCGTTCGCCTTTGAAAACGACCTCTCCCAAAAACTGTTTGAAAACATATGTCGTTCCATCTTTCCTCTCCATTGTTGCAGATAAACCCAGCATATATTTCGACACAATTTTGAATAGTGCGCGAGAGAACACCTCACTCGAAATATGGTGAACTTCGTCTATTATTGTAAGACCGAAACTAGAAAATACCCCGGCGTCATAATCTTTCATAGAAATCGACTGCAACATTCCTAGCACAATATCTTTGCCTTCGATGTCGATTTCGGGACCTTGTATGCGTCCCACTTTCGCATCTGGTAAAAATTGTGCAATCCTCTCTATCCACTGATTTAGCAAAAATTCTTTATTGACAATGACGAGCGTTTTCTTTTTCAAACGGGCAATAATATTTAAGGAAAGGACCGTTTTGCCAAACGCGCACGGTAATTCGAGGAGCCCACCACCGCCAAATTCGGGCGATTTCGATACAGCGTCGACGTATGCATCCACGACGGGAACTTGGATGGGTCTCAGTGACCCGGCAAAATCAATCGCGATGTCGTCGCCTGGATGTATCGCCATACGTTTGACCTCTCCGAAAACCGACTTTCCATAGAATCGCGGCAAATATATTTTATTGCTGGATTCGCGATAAATCGGGTATTCTACCGCATCCACCGCGCCAAATGCGGCTCCTCCCGTCACCGGTTTAACCGTCAATGTTTTTCGCAGATATTGGATTTGCTGTTCGGTCAATTCGGGTTTAGGAATGGTGTATCCTCTCGGTCCTAAATAAGTATTTAGTGTTTGCGGGAACTCAGGGGACTTTATAGTGGTTGTTGTGGTGGAGGTGGTTACGGGTTCTTTCTTTTGTTGTGCCACAGGTCTTGGAGAGGTTATTGGTGTAGTCGTCGCGGGGGGCTTTGCAGGTCTCCACTGGAATTTCGACCCTGACGAATTTTTATATCGATTCATATCTTGAATTGTTATGCAAAGAAAGAGAGGTGGCAATTTATGGGGAGGTATAGTTCTTTATGTATTTTGCTTTATGTTTTTTTGCAAATGATTTCGGAGGAGTCATATATTCTCCAAAAATAATAAATGGAAATGAAGTATGTGTTTATGTTTTTAGCGGCATTTAGCATTTTGCTGTTTTCTCTTGTGTTGATGAAACGCACTTTTATTGCACAACTTCTCGGACCTGCGATTCCCGAACCGTTTGCGGAGAATATGGAAATGATGTTGAAACCGTATTAGATGCTTTGCAAATAAGAAGACGAAAATTGTAATCGTATAGTATATTTGATTTAACGGAACAGATGAATATGAATATTTTAGAATTAAAGAAATTCGGTGTTTTCGACATAATTCTTCTCGCACTATTTGTGATTTATGTCGTATTCCCCGTCCCAACTCCTCAATGGTTGGTTCCCTTTATCGATTCACCGATTGGAATGTTATTGATATTTGCAGCAACCATCAGTCTATTTGTGTATCGCAGTCCAATTTTAGGAGTATTGTTCATTTTCGTTGCATATGAATTGCTGCGAAGAAACCATTATGTTGCTCCTGCTAGTCCAATCGTAGCAGAAACACAATATTCTGTAAACCGCGTTCCGCAAAAGATTCCAACCCAAATGGAGAAAAACGCGGAATTGGAATCGTTAAACCCTCCTCGCCCCGCGTCTTTGGAAGAGGAAGTTATTGCTAAGGAATCGCCAGTCGGTGTTTCGCAATTACCAGTAGGAATGAGTACTACATTCCATCCTGCAAATGACCGCAGTAAATTGGGAATGACTGCTGTATAAGAATAAATATCATATAGAATAACTCATCTTCTATATGAAATCAAACAATTAAGTGAACCAAGCAATAAATATCAGCGGAAGTAGCGATACGATGAAAAATGTAATGAAACTAACAATAAATGCCGTGTTGCTTTTAATGGCAATTGCTGCAGACATTCCACTAAGTGCGCTAAAATATAAAAATGCAATAAAAATTTTCAATAAGACCGCCTTCCAATACTCAAGAGTAGAACATTCGGATGCAATAAATGTCTTAAACACGTGGAATGAATCTTTGTAGATTTTAAACCAATTACCACGTTCGTTTGAAATGTCATCTAATTTAAGAACCGCGGTCGTTCCGCTAAAAAATGACAATATAATTCCAATGGTAAAAAAGTAAAAAATACTCGATTTAGTGGCCATACCTTGACCGAAACACAGGAATGCCATCAGCATCAATGTAATGAAAAAATACACATTCAATGAATAATGATTCTGATTCAATTTGTTGATCACCATAGTGTAGATAAGTTCTTTATAAACGATTGGTGCGAATAGATAAGTAATTCCTGCAATCATAATCGACATCAAAAACATAGTTATGGTTGCTGCGGTTGCACCGGGATCGATGAGTTGTTTTTCCTCCGGCCCGTCTTCCGTTAATAACTCACACGACATTATCCAGTCTAAATCTTTTTGATGCATTTTTCCATTTGGTTCCTGGGTGGCGTCTATATTCAAATCTGGAAAAGATGACAACTTATAGAAATTGTCGGGCAACGTGTTATGTACAAGTATTGCCGAGTCGTCTTTCAAAATAATTGTAACCGGATATTCTTTACTCTGATTCACAATGCAGTTCGCATCGGTTTTGATATAATTATTCACAGTTAATTTAACGGCTCCACCGGTGGAATTAATAATATTATCTACATCTGACTTCGGTTTCTTTTCATCCGCTATTACATTTAATGGCACCGCAATATATATTTTGCTTGAATTTGTCGTGTCGTTGACGTCCGCGAAGCATTCGATAATTAGGTACTTTGGATTATGGTCATCACCTGCAACATAAATTGCAACTGCACTATAATTTATTTCATTCAGCTGAATATTTGTGGTAGGTTGTCCAGTTTGCCGTAATTGAATTTTTTGAGAACTCGGGTTGGTTTTCCCGGAAGCAGCCAAGTTTAATGTTATTTCAGGAAAATTATAATATACGGTCGTCGTCATATGATTGGCACTATAGTATAAAACATCATATTCTACCTACGAAACAATTCGGTGGGCAATGGTATTATAATGGGATATAATTCAATGTAGCATTTTCATATATTGTCGCCCTAAATGTGTCTTCGTACCCTTCAACATACACGGTGTCGCCGTTGGAAACACTATCGCACCCATATTCACCAGTGCAACTTCGTCCATTGACACTAATCGGCAATTTTGCATTAAAGGATGCGCCTCCACTATTTGACATCGTATAATATTGCCATTTGTCTCTACCATTAAGAAGATTGCGCCCAAAAAGGGGTAGTATGAGAGGTTCTGTTCCATTTACATTTTTTGTAAGTATTCCAATTTGACGATATGGAGTGTTTGCAGTGCTCGTTCGGATGTTCACCGGCAACCCAATTGGCGAAGAAACAACGCCTCCTCTCACATCAATCGTATTGAGAGGAGGAACATACGGATTTTGCAAAGAAACACTACCAGTGTCTATTACCTGCGTATGAATGATAGAAGGTTGTAGTTGCATTCTCGGGACAGTTCCCTTTTTTTCGGAAGAATATTGTTTCCAGTATAAATATCCCACACTAATACTTAATATCAATAATATAAAGAGTGTCATATTTTCGACACATAGGAGTCCGGGTATGCACTTTTTTGCCATATGTATTACAATGCGATTTAGGTTATAGATACACAGTGACGGCACAATTCAACTACGTGAGTAGATACGCAGTGCTTCGTCACTCTCAGCTTCGCTTGTGCCGTCACTGCGTATCTATAACCTAAACGAAGTTGAGAGCTCATAGCTCAAGAATGGTTTCTAGTTGATTGCTTTATCCAAGTCTTTTAATGCGCCCTTAGCGGGAGGTTTTGCCCGTTTCATATATCGCGGCATTGTAATATTAAAATCGTGTGCAATCCGATTGCCTGCGTCTTCTATTACTTTCACATCGGTCAATATATCGCGCAATTTAACTCGTTTCCCAAAGCAAGAATAACAAACGGTATTTATTACGGCTGGCCATTGTATATTATCCGCCATATCATCAATCAAATATTTTATATCTATACCGGTTGCGTCCCCCAAAAGGCCGGCCAAATAAATAGAAAACACATACAATATAGCAAAAAATAAAGTGATTGGATGTACTAGAAAACAACCAGCTATTGTAGTAATTATAAAACTCAAAATACACAAAATATATTTAACGATTATATTTCCAATTGCAAGCAATAATAGATAAATGTCTTTTATGCCTAGTGCAAGGGACTGATATACTCCAGTCGCACCCAAAGCTAATGCCGCTGTTGCACCCATTAACGACTTAGATAAATACGTAAACCGTTTCGGCAATTCGACAATACCCATTATCAACGCTAATAATTGCTTCAACAGACCTCCACGGGGACCTTTGTCGTTAATTTTCGAATTGTTTATTTTGAACTGAAATGATTTTGTTTTATTAAATGTAGATGCAAACCCACCAACAATTCTATTCATTATTTGGTTGACGTTCATTGAATTGGAAATGGAGGAAGGATTAAATATGGATGTGGCACTATCGCTGGCGGAATTGATGTCTGGTGTCTGTGAAAATTGCGAAAACCCCTTATTTTTCGCTCCGGATAATAACGTTTTAAATCCGCCATATTGGTTCGATATATTATCAAGTATAGCTATTTCTGAATCTCCTAACATTTACTATAGTTATACTTAAAAATCTATACTAAATGCACATATTTGAGAGGCTTACGTTATATCCAAGAAGCTCAGTATATGACCAATTCCTGTTATAGTTTCACCGACCGATCCTCCTATTTTTTCCGGAATATCTACAAATATGTAATTAAACATTCGTGATAATACGTTCATAAATGCAGTTGTATCACCCATTGAACTGCAATTATAGCACATATCATTTACAGTGTCTGGATAATGTATTATATGGCAAGATGCCTTTGAATAAATGTATTTATCTGCAACTTCGAGCAATTGCAATAACATCAAAAAGCCTTCTACACAACTCATCCCGGTAAAATATTTAACCATACAAAACACATCACATAAGAAGCATATTGAAATGAGAATAACAATCACAATAAATACATATAATTGAATAAAATAGAAAAAAAGACATTTCGGAGAATTCATAATAAACTGAACGGCACATATGAGAAGTTTAAACAAAAACACTCCATATTGAAATAAGAAATTGATTGAATCAATGCCGATAAGTGCAGTAAGCAAAGCAGTATTAATTACCAAGTCCATTATTCCTTTCGCGGATTCTTTAAATCCAACGGAAATCGTTTTCCCCCGTTTTGCAATATTCACACCGATTGGAACGATTTTGAAAATCATCGCCAGAATAGAACCGGAACTCTTATTACTGGATTTAATGTCTTTATCTAAATCTTTTTTTGAAGCCTCTGTGTTTGAATCGAAATCCGGAGGAGGTTTGTTTTTATCGGGTTCTTCTTCAACAGCAAGACTATCCAATAATTCGGAAGATAATTTGGATAAATCGGACAATCGAGACATATCGTATGGAAGAGTAGGGGCCGGCGGAGGCTGTGGAACGGAGGAAATAACGGACCTTAACAATGAATCGCTGTCCATTCTGTATTTACTCAAGTCTAATATCGGCGTATTTGCCTGAGGAAATTGTCTTTGCATATTATGTTATTTCTAGTATTTTTATTATATAATGGGACAATTCCTTAGTCTACATCCATTCAACCTTCGTATCTGTCATCGAACACCTACCGCTGCGCTTAAGGCGTTCTTCCCAATTCAACTACGTGAGTAGATACGCAGTTATACTTCGCTCTCAGCTTCGCTCTCAGCTTCGCTCTCAGCTGCGCTTGTGCCGTCACTGTTTATCTACCTAATATCCGAATTAAACATTTTGCATATTTCGCATTCCTTGAATCGTTTGCGCGGTTTGTTGGATAGACCCAATCAACGTTTCTGCTCTATCCATATGTGGTTCAATCTTCTCAAACCCATCAATAATATGTTTTTGTGCTTCTTGTAAATCAAGTGCTTGGTCCTTCAAGGTCTCCATTAGTTGCGATGGAGATGTAGTTGGCGCGTGTTCAACTTTCTTTGGTTCGACATTCTTTGGAGAAGAAGTTGGTTTTGCAGTTGGTTTATTGGTTTCTGTTGTGTCAGCAACCATTTCTTCAACGGGTTCACTACTCTCGGGTTTCGTTTCTGGTTCTGTTTTTGTTTTTGTTTCTAATCCCTCGACACTCAGTTTACCACCTTTAATGATGTTGCTAAGAATAGTCGAAATCGCCATAGTGAGAGTCAGAATAACCGTCATATTTTTATTGAAAAACTGAATTAGAAATCCGACCAAAAGAAATAAAACGCAATACAAATAATCCTGATGTACAATTGAAAATAGCAATTGAAATAATGCCGCAAAAAAGATGAAATATAGGACAAATTTGTTGTGAATTACATCTCGCGTACTGTTCAAAAAGTTCATTTTCTTTAGGGTTTTGGCGAAAAAAGCATCCATACGAGACATCTTTTAAAATAAGTATTTGCAAATATAACATACATCTTTATTTTTTACATAAAAATGTATTCTACCTAAGCAGCTTATCCGGAGAAATCCCAGAAGATTAATCGGAAGATGGACTCGCAATATAATTTGCAGGGACTTCGTACGCCGCATAAATTTCCAGCACTTCTTTCACCACATCTTCTCGTTGAATATCCTCTCTATCGAATTCAAAACTACTGATACTGTCGCTTCTTTTTCCGCGCAATTTCGAGAGGAAGTCGTCCAATCCATTGTACGGTCCCGTCCTGTCAAATTGCTCTAAATCTCCCGTAACAATGATTCGGCTGTTTTCCCCCAGACGAGTCAGCAACATTTTCATTTGCGATATAGTCGAGTTCTGCATCTCATCCGCAACTATCCACGCATTCTTGAATGTGCGTCCTCTCATATATCCTAAAGGTGCAATCTCAATGAGTTTGTCTTCTATCAATGCAGTAACTTCTGCAGGAGTTAAAAACGCATACAAAATATCATAAATGGGGCGTATCCACGGCGCCATTTTATCCTCCAAGGTTCCCGGCAAATATCCCAAATCTTCGTCTACACTCACCGACGGACGTGTGAAAATCAACTTCTCCACCTCTCCCATCAAAAACAGCCGGACTCCATACTCCGTCGCAAAAAGCGTTTTACCTGTTCCCGCTGGACCCGTACATACCACTATCTTCTTATTCTTGTTTTTCAATGCAGATACATATTCTGCTTGATGCGGATTCTTCGGCGTGGTAAATTTCGACTCAAATTGCAGTTTTTCTTTCGCCGATAAATGTTCGAAATTTTCGTAATATTTTTTGATAGTGGGAGGAGCCGATGTGGCAAGTTCACTGAATGAATTTGAACACTTGAGTCCAAAGTCTGACAATCGGGTTAATTCGGGCAGAGACAAATCTTCATAATAGTAGGTTAATTCGGAACGGTCGATTTTTTTCTTCTGTTTGCGGCCTTTTCTACCGCGACGTTGAGAAGGCATCCCAATGTTATTATCTAATAGTACAAATTCAGCATTTTGTTCTATATCCAATTCTTTAATAGGTGGTTTTGCAGTCATTTTGAAATAAGCAAAAATAAAAGACTACTTCTATACATTACCCGATTATATTCGCTAAACTTGTTTCCCATACGGGCAAAATCCACTATAGAATTATTTTTTCGGCGGCGTTTGCATTTTACACATACCAGAACATACGCATTATATATTTACCGTAAAGGAAATAAAATCGAGGCAATATATTATTTAGCACAAATGTCAGAAGTCCAGTCAATGCAAATCGATAATACGCTTATTACGGAAATTCAGAATGAAAATAGTAGTTTAGATAGTCGAATAAAAAATGTCGAAAATGGCACATCAACCACACCAAAAGCAGAAAAAATAAAGCGCCAGGAACATATTGAACCGATTCTCCGAGAGGATGATTCGAGATATGTTATGTTTCCCGTCAAGCACAATGATGTATGGAAGATGTACAAGAAACAGGTAGACAGTTTTTGGCGCGTAGAGGAAATAGATTTATCGAAAGATTTGGGAGATTGGGACAGACTGACAACGGACGAACAACATTTTATCAGCAAAGTACTTGCGTTTTTTGCGGCGTCGGATGGCGTTGTTATGGAGAACTTGGCGACCCGGTTTATGAATGATGTGCAATTAGCTGAAATGCGTGCTTTCTACGGATTCCAAATTATGATGGAAAATATCCACAGTGAGATGTACAGTGTGTTGATAGAGACGTATATTAAGAATTCGGAGGAGAAGGACAAACTATTTCGTGCGGTACAGACGCATCCTTCGATTGCACAGAAAGCGAATTGGGCGAAGAAATGGATAGGTGATAATAGGTCGTCTTTCGCCGCCAGATTGGTTGCGTTTGCTTGTGTAGAAGGTATTTTCTTCAGCAGTTCTTTTGCTGCAATATATTGGGTAAAAAAACGGGGCGTTATGCCGGGATTGACTCTTTCGAATGAGTTTATTAGTCGCGATGAGGCATTGCATACAGAATTTGCAGTGTTGTTGTATTCGAAGTTGGAGAAACCATTGGCGAAGAAACGCATTGTGGAGATTGTGAAGGAGGCGGCGGAAATCGAGAAGAAGTTCGTGGAAGATGTTTTGCCGGATAGATTGATGGGGATGAATGCGAAGTTGATGTCTCAATATGTGGAATTCGTTGCAGACAGATTGTGCTTGCAATTGGGATATGACAAAATATATGGGTCGCAAAATCCATTTGATTTTATGGAACTGATTAGTGTGGAGACGAAAGTGAATTTCTTTGAACGCACGAACTCGGAGTATGCGTTGGCGAACAAAGTTGTGGATGAAAATGTGTTTGATTTAGCCGCGGAATTTTAAGTACTTAATTTCGTCCATCCATCTATGCCAAACAGTTCTCCATACCAAACTTTACCAGGAACATCTTCCGGGTAATATACATTCGAAAAGAAGGACAAATACCCAATTACCGAAGAGAACGTGCCGTGTGATAATATGACATTTTTACAAGTGCTTCCGAATTGAATCGTGCTTACTTCGTCGTATTCAAGTACAATTATATTTGAGCTCGTGCCCCCCCTCGCGACCGCGTCCGTAATTTCAGTTATAATGTGGTTCTCCGGCGAATCAGTCGATAGATATATTTTGTCATTCAACCTACGAATCCTTTTTATCGCATTTATATAATAGTTTGCGCCCGGATTGTGGTGCGCAACATCGGATAAACGGACGTGTATAAATATATCATTGTTTGCATTATATCGCTTCTTGTATGGATTTTTTTCAATGATTGTGGATTTTACTGGTTCTGAATGTAAATAGCTGTATATCAAACTTATAATGTTGTTTGATTGAAAAAACGCATTATTGGGGTCTAAATTATAATCTATGTTTTCGCAATTATATACAGCAAAATAATTACTGTCGTTCAAAGGTTGAGTATGGCCATAAATATTTTTGCCGACAAATAAATCAATCCCTAATTCGGATATTAAATCCTCACTAGAATACCTGACAAATAAATCGTGTTTTTCCGCAATGAAACTAACTGCTAAATTTCGTATAATTTGGTTGCATAAACGGCCATAATATTCAGTGGTAGTTGTCATTGTATTATATTGTATAATGTGTATAAAGATTTACGATTTAAACACATTATCTCCGATTCATATGTGTGGAATATTTGCAATTTTGAATTACGAACAAAAATACTCGAATGATTTTGTGCGCTCCCAATTCGAAAAGGGAAAAGCGAGAGGACCCGACCATTCCTCCATTCAAAAAGTCGACTGCAAATTATCAATAGGGTTCCACCGTCTCGCAATAAACGGTCTAAATTCCGAGTCGAATCAACCTCTCATCAAAGGCGACCTAATATTAATTTGCAATGGAGAAATCTATAATTACAAGGAGTTGTATGCTCTGATGAAGTCTGCCGATGGGTCGCCAGTCATACCAAACACCCAATCCGATTGTGAAGTCATTCTCTGGTTATACGAGAGGTACGGAATCGAACAAACCCTGCAAATGCTCGACGGTGTTTTCGCATTCGTCTTATTGGACCAGCGATTTCAATTAGGTGAGTCTACACTTTATATTGCGAGAGACCCTTATGGGGTTCGTCCTCTCTATTCCATACATCAAACCACGAAATCGCCGGGTTGGTTGAATGATGAAACCACGATTGCATTTGCATCGGAATTGAAAGTATTATCTGGATTTTCGACTGTAAACGGCAGTAGTAAATATAAAGCAGAACATTTCCGGCCAGGTACATATTCGAAATATGTGTTTTCCGACAAGGTTTGTTCAGAATGGGCTCCTGTATTGAAAAATGTAGTTTACCATAAAACCGCGTTCTGCAATGTATTCGAATCGATTCAACCTACGAAACTCATACTTCGTTTCTACTCCGCTCCGCTTGGTGAATCCTCGAACACCTACCGCTACGCGTCCGGTGTTCTTCGCAATCGCGAAGAACACCACCAAGAATCTATCATTAACGGCATCCAGAAATATTTGGTGCGTGCGGTGGAGAAACGGTGTTCGACCACCGAACGACCCATCGCGTGTCTCCTCTCAGGTGGTCTCGACAGCAGTTTGATTGCCGCATTAGTAAATGACTGGATGCGGTCCAATCGTCCGACAAGTTCGCCATTAGAAACATATAGTATTGGACTAGCGGAATCGACCGACCTCCGATACGCGCGTATGGTCGCCGACCACTTAGGAACGAACCATACTGAAATCATACTGACAGAACAAGAATTCTGCGAGGCCATACCGGAGGTTATACGGGCAATCGAGAGCTATGACACGACAACTGTCCGCGCAAGTATCGGCAACTATTTACTCGGCAAATATATTGCTGCAAATAGTTCTGCAAAAGTCATATTCAATGGCGACGGGTCAGACGAATTGTTGGGAGGATATCTCTATATGGGGATGGCGCCGGATGCCATCGAGTTCGACCGCGAATGCCGCAGACTATTAAGCGACATTCACGCGTTTGATGTATTGCGGTCAGATAAGTCCATATCCTCTCACGGATTGGAACCGAGGACGCCGTTCTTAGACCGAGAATGGACGCAGTTCTATTTATCGATTAGTCCGGAAATCCGATATAGACCCGGCGATATTGAGAAGTCGTTGCTAAGACACGCGTTTTCCAGAAAACAGTACCAGACGAAATATGTCGGCGGCGCATTATTACCGGAAGAAGTATTGATGCGCCGAAAAGAGGCGTTTAGTGATGGAGTCAGTGGACACGAGAGGTCGCTTTATCAAGTATTGCAGGAATATTGCGCCGAAAAATGCGAGTTTAAGTCGGATTCATATGAAAGGAATCCGTTTATGAAGAATGCACATACAAATCTACCGAAAACCGCGGAACAGTTTTATTATCGGTCTATATTTGAATCATATTACGGGGGACACGGAGAGGTGGTTCCGTATTTTTGGATGCCGAAATATGTAGATGCAACGGATGCGAGTGCTAGGACATTGGCAACTTATCAACCCAAATAAACTACATTCACTCGTACCTCGCTCATTTCGTCACTGCGTATCTATAGCCCACAAGCGGAGAAGAGTCTCCCTTCGGGAGACCGAGGCGCTTCGCTTGGAGAATTTTTACATAGCAGATATAATATAAAGGAAATAGATGTCGAAAAAATACGAAAATGGATTGTTTATTTTCAGACGGGACCTCCGTGTGGTTGATAATAAAGGTCTTTATTTAGCAAATAGTGTTTGCAAACAGATACACCCCGTATTTATATTTACACCGGAACAAGTATCGAATTCGAATGCATTTAAATCTGAGAATGCCGTGGAGTTTATGATTGAATCTTTACAAAACCTATCCTCTCAAATAGACAAAATGGGCGGCAAACTCAATTGTTTTTACGGAGAGAACGCGGCAATTATAGAGCAAATCATCAAAGAGTTCAATATCGATTTTGTCTGTTTCAACACGGATTATAGTCCGTATGCAGTCAAACGCGACGCCAGTATAATAAAACTATGCAAAAAACTGGGCGTATTGGTCGAAACAGAACACGATTATTGTCTGCAACCTCCCGGGACAATTGTAAATGGCGCGAGAACAACCTATCAAAAGTTCACGCCTTTTTACCAAACCGCGTTGCGAGAGAAAGTGGATTTACCGATGGCGGCAAAACACATTCACTTCTCTGGACGCGGTAGTAAATCCTCTCATACAATCACATTAGCAAACGCGTTCCGTAGATTTACAGCGGGGACACCAAATCCAGATAGGATAGTCAGCGGTGGAAGACAGAACGCCATAAGCCAAATGCGTATTGCTGCAAAAAATATAAAATCGTATGCAAAAACGCGCGACCAGTTAAATCATTCTACTTCGGAATTGAGCGCGCATATCAAGTTCGGTTGCGTTTCTATACGAGAGGTGTACAAGGCATTTCGGTCGAACGAAGGGTTCATACGGCAACTCTATTGGCGAGACTTTTACGCAAATGTGATGTATTCTTTTCCACACGTAATAGGGTCTGCTATGAAACCGAACTATCGCCACATACAATGGAACCACAATGTGGGATGGTTTAAAAAATGGTGCGATGGAATGACTGGATTCCCAGTCATCGATGCCGGGATGCGCCAATTGAATGCGACTGGATATATGCATAATCGTGCCAGATTATTAGTTTCGTGTTTTCTAGTAAAAACACTTCTGATTTCCTGGGAAAAAGGGGAACGATATTTTGCACAGAAACTGACAGACTATGACCCGGCAAGCAATAATGGAAATTGGCAATGGATTTCTGGGACGGGGGCGGATTCACAACCGTATTTCCGCGTGTTTAGTCCTTGGGAACAAGCAAAAAATTATGATTCCGAATGTGAGTATATCAAAAAATGGGTTCCGGAATTAGAAAAAGTGCCGAACGAGGACGTGTTGAAATGGGACGAAAAATATAGCAAATATTCTGATGTCAAATACCCGAAACCGATGGTCGATTACCCGGAACAGAAAGAGGCTGCACTGAAAATGTATTCGTCGGCATTTCATTAAAAATACGACGAATGGATATATTGATTGCTTACCTTTTACTTGTTTCGATTTCTGAGACGAGAGGAGGTTCTTGTTCCTGTTGTTGTTTCGGTTCCAGTTGATTTATATACCCAACTTTCACCGACTCGGCGTTTATTTGCTCTCCACGCCCTGCTCGCGTCGTCGAAATCGATATTGACTGCGTATTTAGGTGGTAGTTGTGTGGTTTCTTCTCTGATTGAACGTCGTCGGTTGGTAGTGGGTCGAGGTTCAAAGAATGTTGGACGTAGTTCTTTTTCCAATGTGAGAGTAGACGTGTTGTTGTAAATTTTACCGGAACGAGTGCACGACATAGTTATAGATATATTGAGTGGATAATAAGACAAATGGATAAAGTTGTCTTATTTCTAATTTGCAGAGAGGAGAATTCAATTTTTTGGCAGCAAAATATTTATTGAATTATAATCCAATAAATATATATTTTCTCTCCGGACAGGGCTCGAACCTGCGACCTCACGGTTAACAGCCGCGTGCTCTACCTACTGAGCTACCGAAGAATCATTCTATATTGTACTATATATTTGGCTCTTTATATCAATTTCCGATGCACAATATATTTTGTTCAGGGATAAGACGAAAATGGACACTAACCAGTGAGGTAAATAAATAGCAGCAAAAACTATAATAGAACTATGTCAAAAATAAACGCTGTTGAAACAATGAGTATTCTGCTGGGGTCGAAATACCAGATTCTTTCGAATGGAACTATGGACCCGGTGGTTCTTGCCAAGTTGCCGGATGAGGATGGGGCAATTCCGCCGCGAAATATGAGCGGGGGAATTGAAAGAATCTCAGGAGAAACGAAGTATGAGTTTCGCACGGAGAATTTAGCGCCGAAGAACTCGAGCATTGCGGTGAATGATAAACATCCAGAATCCGCGTCTTTGATTCCGGACCAAATGCCGATGAAGACGGAAAAGACAACGGATGATTATTTGTTTCAGTTTTATTTAGGGTCTTTGACGGTTGTGGGGCTATTTGTGTTGTTTCGTATGATTCAGAAGAGTCGATAGATTCAACCTCTTATTTATACCTACGACTTTTCCTGTAAAGTAAATATAATGATAATAATGCAACATTTATAATTATATTCACTACACCGGCTGCAATTAGTGAAATATCAACTATGAAATAGCCGTGCAACAACCAAAGTAGATTTGTTATTAGAACGAGAAATAAAGAATAAAATGATAAATCCTTTACACTTTTGGTTATATACGTTTTGTATAATTGGGGAAATAATTGAATTGAATTAACTACCGGTGCCAATGTTGCTACTATAACCGGGAGCATTTTATTTATTATATAAAATAACCTGATTTTTCCGAAGAGCGCGTACTTCGCTCCTGAATTGCCCAATGGTGGTATGTGTTCACTCAAAGGCGTAAAACTAGCCCATATAATTTTCACAAAATAGAGTATGCCAAACGAATATTTTACTTTGGCATAAATGGGAAATTCATTAAACGCGGTCGTTTCGAGAGGAGGGGCAATGAATTAAACGAGTTCCATATTTGACGCATTCAATAAAAAGTCAATACTGCACGTTTCTACTAATATACCATTTGCATAAACCGCATAGTTATTATATAAATTATTATGCTCTAATGCAAAATGCCATATAGTCGCTGGACTAGCAACAGTATATGGTTTTGCCCCGTCGTCTAAACACGCCGGGACACGATGGTATATTTCCGTAATATAATCGTCTCCCATATATTCGCGAACCTCTTGTCTTTTCTTCGCCGAAATGTCTTTCTGTTTGTAAAGCAAACAATGTTCTCCTGTTATACAGAGAGGAGGATGGCGTCCCGACTTTTCTTGAAATTTATAAAGACGGTTTTTCGGGTTCGGGTCGTCGGCTGGTCGAGGAAGAGTGGAACGCCCGATATAAGCAACCGCTTTGTATCCACAAGTAGCGGTTTTAATTAGGTCGCCTTTTTTTAATTTTTCCACCGCAACATATTCTTCTTCGTCGGTCTCAACGTCTAATCGGAGTATTTTGCTTCCTTGGAGAAAGCACGGATACTCGCCCATAATTGAAATGTCATTGTTTATGTTTGATATATAGGACAATTCTTCCGTTGTTATATCGCGATTCAAAATAAGAAACTGATTCACATTGCCGCCTAAGCAATATTGTGGTCCCCAATTACTACCTCCGATATAATTGCTCGTAAGATTCTTTCCAACGGTGATATTAGAAGGTACATTTGAATAGTGTACTCCGGACCGTATAAATGTGTGTGCTGAACCATCGACATATACTCTTGTATTCGAACTACTGTCCATAATTAGACAGTAATGGTGCCAATTACAATCAGTTAGAGCAAACGATAAACTATAACCAGTTCCAGTATAAAATTCAACATCGGAACCGTAAACAGATAATAACATATTATCCACACCTGGACCATTTCCGAAATCGAAAATGCGTTGATTAATAGACGGCGTTTGTTTAAATCTGACCCACGCCGCAATCGTAATTTCGTTATTAATAAACTTGAGTGTCGGTAATCTGACGTAGGTATTATATGTACCTGGGAAAAACAGAGACCCGGTTCCACTTTTCAATACAGTCACTGCAGTTGAAATATATACTAAATTCGACGTTGTGTCATTTACCGGAACATATGTTGCATAATTTAACAAGTCATTATCAAATATATAAGAATGCAATAATTGTTTGCTGCTCAGACTATAAGATTCACTAGAAACTTGAGGTGGAATATATTTCGTTAAAATATAAACATTACTTCCCCCCGTATTTGTGCGACCAGATAATACGAATGTCCTATTCGTCTGATGGTAGCAGATTTGATAAATGCTGAGATTTGAAACCGTCGTATATAATATGCTATTTCCGTATTTGTCTATTCTGTAAACTGCGCCTCCTGTTGTAACTGCATAAAACACGCGATTTATTGGGTCGTATGTTAAATTTGAAACAATCCCGTATTTGCTATTTACAGTTCCAAATAACCCGAGTAATGTTCCATTAATATTAAATTTGTATATAAATCCGATTCCATCGGTTACACAGTATATAAATCCGTCATTATCAAAAGCACATCCTCTCCATATTCCATTTCCTTCAGATTGAATACTTGGGTCGCCTGAAAATATAACACTTTGAGCATTGCTAGATGGGTCGATTTTTACGATTCTGTATCCGCTCTCAACAGTTGCATAAATGTATCCATTTGGGCCAAACGCTAAACTATATAGGTTTGTAATAACACTTCGGATTGTTAAAATATTTGTCAATGTATTTATGACTCCGAGTACACTAGGTCCTGCGCAAAATATTCTATTATTAGAGTAATCTGTGCAGAAATTATAATACCAATTCGATGCCGTAATAGACGTGACTAAAGACCCGGATAGATTGTAAACAAATATGTTTTGTGAACCGGAGTTTCCTTGCAAATAATAGTTGCCATTCGGTCCAACTGTCGTAGGTATAACATAAGATGCTTGTGTCGCAATAAATTGTAGAGTAGCCAAGGACATTGTTATATAATCGCACTATAGTATTCTTTATGTAATTCAACATTCACCGATATGTGTAGCTTTTTGGCAATTCCAACGCTAATACTCTATGTGTTTGCCGAATCGGTTGATGTTTTTGTTTTAGACTTTGACTTGTGTAATTTAGCCTTCCAACCACCACAAGTTCTTCTAAATTTTGGGACATTTTTTGCGCCTCTCTTCGAAATTGGTCTTCTTTTTACTGTACGATTTTTTCGTGAAAAAGCCATTTTATATGCTGAAATGAATAGTATATAAAATGCAAATAATATAGTGTGGATATGGTTTATTTTGCATTAGGGTCAATTCAACTACATTCGCTCATACTTCGCGAATTCCGTCACTGTGTATCTATAGCCCAACGCCGTTTTAAATACGCACTCGTTTGTATATTTCCAAAGCAACCAACCCTCCTAAAATCTGTGCAATACAATAAGGAACTAAATCAGTGGTCGGTAATTTGCCCGCCGCCGCCATAACAATAGAAACCGCGGGGTTTACGTGTCCCCCACTAATTCCTCCCATTAAAAGAATCAACAACGCCAACGTGGCACCAATCGCAAGTGCATTTCCAGTTGCTAAAATAATATAGACGAAAAGAGCCGTTCCGAAAAATTCAACAATATATTTCTGCATTCTCCTAAATGTTTAATTGCAATATATTTTATCTGTAGATTTATACCTGAGTTGGAGTCTTATCGTATTGGTTGGTTTAAATGATTTGTGCCGCGTTTTCTTTTGTCAACACCGCGTGGAATTTCGTTCGCACTAAATTCGGTCGTTTCCAAACAGGTGTCGGCATATTCGTATAGTGTTTACTTGCTCTGACTTTCGGCGGGACGCAATTTCCTTTATTGCGACATCGATTTAGCGCTTCTATCCTAGTATTCTTCTCCGTTTTCGAAGTAAATGCGAATTCACCCCCACTCGGATTGAGAGAGGAGCCGACCGCTGAAATACGGCGTCTAGACGCAACATCCGAAGCGTCGCGATTTCCTCCTATCCATTTTTTTTGCAATATCTTGCTCGTATCAACCGGCAAATTCGCATATGCTTTTCGGTCGGCGGCAAACGTTCCATCTGAATTCGAAGTTAAATCTTTCGCTGGCATCGCATTCACTCCACTTAATTGACCATTATTTAAATGCTTTAAATTAAAACGAAATGCAAATATATTGCTTGTCATTTACCGTATAATTGTATAATTGTATAATTGGTAAAGATATATTCCTCTCTCTATCTCTATCCATCTATCTCCTACGAACTGCCATAAGAGCCACATATGACCCGTTGTGTGCATCCCCCGAATTTGTTAAATCGTTGTAATTGCGGTTCATTGCACGCAACTTCTTGAATTTCACATAATCGGAAGAGTCCGCAACAAATTTAGGGTTGCAAGTCGTTACAGCAACACCAGTAGAATCACATTGTTGGGGAACAGAACGAATCAGACGACCATACCCGGGTCTGACGGCGTTCTGGGGATTGGGTCCACCGCAAGAATAATTGACACGTCCCAAGAAATCTCCCATATTGTTTACGGCGCGGAATGGACCTACACTGGGGGTGTATCCATTTTTTGCAAATAATTGTCCGGCATTCCACGATTTCACTAGAATACGTCTTCCTACGACATCTTCACTATTTTTGTATGCATTTAATGTTTGTTTGGGCGAAAATCCATTGTATGGTCCACCTCCTAAGGTTGCACCTCCTAAATTTGAATTTGACATTTGTATATAACACTGGCATATATATTCTACCTACAAATCCTCGAACACTTACCGCTAAGCGTCCGATGTTCTTCGCAAAAGTAGGAAAACATTATCCTCTTTGGTTAATATACAAATCAACCGTCGTCTATATTTAGCACAAAATGAATATATTTCCTGAACCAGAAAAAGAAGTCGATGAAGAATCATTCGAGAAGTTTCGCGAAGAAAGACAACGAGAGGTCGACCGTCTTTCCCTTGAACTCCTCTCCAACACGAAACACTACAAAAAATACATTGCCAAAAATCGCCCAGAAGAACAACAAAAACGAATAGAAGATTCTCGCCGTTTCTCGAAATATAAGTCAAGAATAACTGCATTATTTATTGAATTGTTGGATGAATATGAAGAAGATGAAACCGATTCGACTTCTGATATTAGTCCTGAATTCCGCTCTCAATTCAAAGAAATGATACAAAAAACAATACAGCATTTAGAATGGTCAGAATACAGCCAGTCTGAAAAATCCAATGATTTCGACGACGATGATATGATGTTTGCTCACACTGGAAATTTCAATGTTCGAAAGAAACGGAACTCTGTCGAGAATGACCCATATTCCTATTGGGGTGCTACTATTCGAAAACGCGAATCAAGTGATGATGGTCGATAGGAATAAAAAACTCGAAAATAACACATTCTCCGAATAATATAAAGCACCGTGCAATGAACATAACACAAAAATACGCCGGTAAAAAACATTCCTCCTCTCATAGAATCACGAAACGAATGATTTGCAGTCCTGCAGTCCGTAAAATATCTGTGAAAAACTCGTGTTATACTCCTAAAATTTTGTTTATGATACGAGATGCATATAATCGCGACCATTCGGGAGAAGATGTGATTGAAGAAACCGACCCGACAAAATTGTGGCAAATATTGAATTCCAGATTTGTCCAATGCAAAAAAGAAAATTGCTGGTTGAATGAACTGAAAGACGCGAATCTGAAAAAACGAATTGATAGATACATTTTTGCGCCGGAGCAGCCATATGAATGGAAAAAGAATCCGAATGAATGGTTGTCGAATTTCGACATTATGAATGTGCTGGAACAATATGAACATACATATAAACATTTCGAATTCATCGGTCCGACTCCAATCGATTTCGATAAAGTGCTTCAAGGAAATACTTGCGTCCAAAGCGAACTATGCAAATTCGAATTAGCGGACCATATAAAGAGAGGCAAAACACATATAGGCATTATTTTCAATTTATCGCCACATACAAGTAGTGGGTCTCATTGGGTCTCGCTGTTTATAGATGTGAAAGAACGGGTGATTTTCTATTTCGACAGTGCAGGTGAACAGATTCCAGCGGAAATAAAGGTGTTTGTAGATAGAGTACAAAACCAGGTTTCCACTCAGTCGGGCGTTCGTCGTAAGTCTGGAACCAAATATGCGTTTCACCAAAATTGGCCAAAAGAACATCAAATGGGAAATACGGAATGCGGGGTCTATTCTTTGTTTTTCATAATAACAATGCTTACCGGAAAAACGGAATTAATCAAAAAAAACGCGCCAATGAATATGCGACAAAAACTATACCTGTTTAAACAGCGCACTATTCCGGACAAGTATATTGAGAAGTATCGCAATGTGTATTTCAACGATTAATAATCTCTTTTCAAAATCACCACATATAGTAATAAGACTATATGTGGCGGCGATACAAACAAACACATTCAAAAACAGCAAAATATCCGGGTTTGAAAATAAAAGACTTGGAAAAAATAAGTGTTATTAAAAACCCGGAATTAGACAAACACCGTCGGGCATTTTTAGGGAAACCTGGTTCAGAAGAATGGCAAAAATATTATGCTGGATTGATTCGAACGAAACAGGCGATGGGACACACGACGATAATGAGGACTAAAACGAGAAAGAATATGTATTCTGGTGGTTTACCGCAAAAAAAGGATTGCAGCATTAAAATTGGCTGGTTAATTGATTTATTTGAAACAGATGATATGGCAGACTTATTGGTATTTATCAAACGGCAAGTAGATGCCGGACAAATCAAAGTGCCAGATGCTTGGAAAAATAGTGAACAAGATATTGATATTCAACATTTTGTAAATGAAATCATAAAAAACCCGAAAAAAGGACCTTGTAATGCAGAAGATATTAAAATCCAATACATTCCATTCTTTTTGCAGGTTTATATGCAATTGATTTCCGATTTGAATGAATACGCACCTCTTAAAAACACTAGCGACACTTTCAGTTCTGAAAAAAACGAGTCCGCCGACAATCCAGCTCAACCACCGGCAGAACCAACTGTGAATAAAACAATTCAACCAGATAAAACCAATGATAATGTAACATCAGATTCCAACAATAAGCATACATCAAATATTTCTGCTGCTATTTCTGCAGCTGTTGCAGCTCGTTTACCAAAAGTATTAGGAGGAAACAATAATTCCGCATCGAATGCAGCTGCCGTTTCTGTTGCTGTCGCTGCAAGTATTAATGCATCACAATCCGAAAAAGGCAAAACAAATACAGAACAATCCGAAAAAGAACAATCCGAAAAAGAACAACCCGAAAGTGAGGATACATACCAAACCTCTGAAACACAAAACAACAAAGATGATGAAACGAAACTTCGTGAAATGCTTTTATTCACCATACATCTGTTACGAAATATGAATATGTATGCAAACCCGGTGTATTTTGACGACTTATACTATTACTATTATTTTTTGAGTCTCGATAAAATAATGCCGAATATGGATGATTTCTTTCGCGCGTCGAATCCTCCCGACCCAGACTACATCAAATCGAAACATAATTCCAAGACGAATGTGAAAATGCGGGTCTATCAACAATTCCCGAATGATGACCCGAGCAAAGAAGCGCAAGATGAAAAACATTATGGATATGAGATGGTTGAATCGCGAGTAGGTGAAGACCCGAATACGAATTTCGATTTGTTTCTAAATTTAGTGCAATTGCATCCCGATTTCAATTATAAAATACCAGTAACTGCAGAGGTTGAAAGGGACTTTACATTCAAAGAAGTGCCAGTCGATGACAAAAAATCACAGAAATTCGCGAAGATTCAAGTTGTAAAGCCGAAAATGATGGGCGGAGAAGCCAGAGGCGGAGCTATTTTCGACTCTATATATTCAGTATTCGGCGTCAGTAGTAGTGCAGGTGAATATAAGTATTTAGAAGACAACCCAATTGCGCGCGATTTTGAAGATGTGTTGAAAGACGAAACAGATACATATGACGGCAATGTACATTTGTGCATTTATTCTCTGGATACATCTTGCGATTTTGACGGAAATGGACCGACTCCTTTTCTAAAATTCATAACTGTTAAAAATGGAGAAAAATGGGGATTTCCATCATTCCATTATACTTCGATTCAAGACCCAGAAGAAAACAATACGGGTTTTAAATGTGAGTTGTTTGATAAGTTATTGCAGACATTGGAATTGCAATTATGTGGTGGGCAAATGGGAGGTAATGAAGGACAAAAAGAACAACCGGTTCCTCTCGACAAACAAACACAACAAGCCACCCAAGATGCAAACATACAACCGCCATCTGAAGAACCAAACCAGGTAGAACCTCAACCACCCCAAGATGCAAACATACAACCGCCATCTGAAGAACCAAACCAGATAGAACATCAACCAACCCAAGATGCAAACATACAACCGCCATCTGAAGAACCAAACCAGGTAGAACCCCAACCAACCCAAGATGCAAACGTAAATAACCCGTTAGACAACCAAATGCAGCAAGATACAAGCACCCAGAAAAATACAAATGAACCAAAAACGATAGAAGAATTCGTCTCCCCTGAATTAGCAATTATTCATTCTGCTAAAGAGCAATGCAAAAAAATCGAATCAGAGTTAGATTCTATGTATGTTGGATTATTGGCAGAGGAGGTACAAGGCAACCGTCAAATATTCGCATTCCTAAATTATGATTATTTAGAGACGATTGTTCAAACTCCTGAAAATAAAGCGCAATCCGGATTATTATTTTGCAGAAATCCAGATTCCAAACTATACCCAATTTGCGACGCCAATTCAAACGCAAAATTAAAATGGGCAACCGTAGACGAATTGTTATTCGAGAAAAAAATAATAAACGACGATGTCGACCCAGGCATCTCCGAATTGTTTCTTAAGAACAATAAACTCTGGAACATCGAAGATTCGGAAGGAAATGATATTCTGTTTCCATTTGTAGTATTTGGGGTGAATGTTAAACAAGAGGAAAAACAGTATCAAACGGTCGCAACCTCGTCCTCTCCCGTTGATTCGAAAGAAGACCCATTTGTCTTACACGGAAAGACGGAAATATACGGAACTCCTCAAAACAAAGAAGAAAATGGTATTGCAGATGAATATGATGAGAGGTATTGCTTTACTTTGCGTCCGTTGGCTGATGTAAATCCAAGGAGATATGCAATGTTTGCTTGGAAAACGCGATATATTGTTTCGGATGAACAAGTGCGGTCTTTAGGACAAAATGTGGATAATGGGGAACCGGCTGCTGGACCTGAACCAGACACACAACCAAATAAGGAACCTGATACAGAACCGCAACAAGACACACAACCAAATAAGGAACCTGATACAGAACCGCAACAAGACACAGACACTTCTCCATCTGCGAAAAACGCCTTAAGCGAAAGCGAAAGCGTAGCGGTACAAACTCCCAACCCTTTAAAATTAGAATTCGATGATTCTCCGGTGCCCCCTTTGAAATTAGAGCTCGATGACAATGATGAGCCCGAATTGTCAGAAGAAAACAAAGACCGAATTGCATTGGAAAAACTAAAGTTTCCCACCATCTACACCATTACACAAAATGAATTGTCCGACAACAAACCACTAGTTACGTGGTGTATACTAAACAGCAACCAATTTACTGGACTGTAATAAACCAATGACATCATATGAAGTATTTATACACTGCATATGATTCTACCTACGGGGTGGGGGTCAAGAGGACATCCTATTTATTTCACAAACACCACCCCACCGTTTGCTTCTTTTTCATCGCGCTTTGCCTGTGCATTCAAATCAAATAATGCCGCATTTCTTCTTTGATTCCACCTCTCTTTGAATTCAGAAGGTAATTTAGTGATAAAATGACGCTCATATTGTTCCGGACTATCATAAAATAAAACGGGAGCATTTTGACCCAATTCGCCCGTCGCCAAAATCATACTAAAGAACAAATATTCGTCCTTCGTACCCGTCCTAAGCAATCGTCCATTCGCATATTGATAGGTTCCTGTTATAGCGTTTTTGATTCCAGAGTTGGGATATGTTTTGGTGGGAAAGAATTCCACGCGGACATTCTGTTTCGTATCGAGATTGGTTCTGCGAACATATTTCTTATTCTTTGAAGTTGGGTCTATCTTTGCGGAAATATGGTGGCCAGATGACTCCTCCGAATGACGGTCGCCGCGTTCATTTACGAATTGACCATATTCGGACCCATATTCAGATGAATCGTCCAAAGGGGCAGACTTGTAAGAATCAGTGTCGGACATACTGTAGTTTGTTTGATTGCAAAAATCAGAGAGAAAGAGAGAGAGATTGTCGATGTAAATATCGGGTTGTTGGTTTATAATATTGCATATTCTTTAAGTGATTTGCAGTAATACATTTTGCTCAAGTCCTTAAGAGAGACATCTCCCAACGAAATGGCAGTAAAATATATAATTTCCGAATGGCCGAATTTGTAAATTTGCAAATATATGGAGTCCCCGTTGTCACATATGGTTTGGTCGGTATAACGACCGCCGTTTTAGCATACACAACTTACATCAGTAATGTAGGAGAAACAGTTGCAACATCTACCGAATCCATTGTAGGTAATCCAATGGAGGCACTAAATAGTATGAATCCCTTATCTAGTGAAGAAAAAGAAGCCACCCCGACTGCGGAAGAACCGTCTCCAATACCCGAATCTTTAAATCCATTTGCTTCTCAAGAAGCAACAAAAGGTGGCAAGAAACTCCGCAGAAAAACACCTAAATCAAAAAGAAAGAGAGGAGGAAAATCCAAAACGACAAAAGACCGTATTTAATGCTTCTCCGATTCTTTGTAGCACCTCTGGAAAAACGAAATAACCTGATTTTGGTCCGCCCCAATAACAACTTCGTCGGGAATATAATTCAAATTGCCTTTGTAATACCCCAAAATAGCAGGAATTCCATTCACCACTCGATTTTTCTTCAAAAAACTATACACTTCAATTGCATCATCGACATCCACAACGGCGCACTGTACATTTGATGGTGCTTGGGCCATACAAGCGTGGACTAAGCCTTCTATTCGTTTACAAGGCCCGCACCATTCAGCGCCCAATTTCATTATGAACACTCCCGGATTATTCTGCAAACAATTTACTACATCCGACAGTTTCTCTATATTTGCAATCACCTCTCTTTTTTCGGATTCCATTTGTTAATATAGAGTATATTGAATTAACAGATTAATTCTTTATCTGTGTTTTGTAGTCCAAAAATAATAATGAAAACAATACTAATAACTGGGTGTGCAGGATTTATTGGGACAAATCTGGTGAAACGACTTCTCAAAGAAACAGACTGTAAAATAATTGGAATAGATAATTTGCTGACTTCACCCGAGCCAAAGAAAGAAAGCCCCGAACGATATGCATTTCTACGCTGGGATATTGTAAAAGACGTAGGTCTTCTCGATAGTTTGCCCAAAATCGACGAAATCTACCATTTAGCATCTATCGCATCCCCGCCGAAATATCGCAAATATCCTATTGAAACAATAGAGGTCAATGTCGTCGGAACTAAAAACATCCTCGATTTGGCGGCTAAACACGGTGCCAAATTCTTGCTGACTTCCACTTCGGAAATATATGGCGACCCTCTCGAACATCCGCAAAAAGAAACGTATTACGGAAATGTTAATACTGTGGGAGAACGGAGTTGCTATGACGAAAGCAAGAGATGTGCAGAAACCTATGTTTATGAGTATCGCCGCAAATATGGCGGGGATTTCAAAATATGTCGAATTTTCAACACATATGGCCCTCATATGGATATTGACGACGGTAGAGTGGTGACAAATATCATAAAACACGCGATACATAGTAGTCCAGTGTTGATTTGCGGAGATGGAAGACAGACACGCAGCTTTTGCTATATAGACGATTTGCTGGACGGTATACTATTATTGATGGCATCGCGAGAGGTGGGTCCAATCAATTTAGGGAATCCAAACACAGAATGCTCTATGAATAAACTGGTGGGCATTTTCGAGAATTTGTTTGGAGGCAAATTAATTATTGCACGAGTACCCAAAATGGAAAACGACCCGATGGTGAGACGACCGGATATTAGTGCTGCACGCCGTCTTCTCGGATTTTCTCCGAAAATCGGGTTAGAGGAAGGGCTGCAAAACACAATTGCACATTTTAGTTCGGTTTTGCGAATAACGACTTAAGCGAATGCTCAAACAGTTTATAAACCGTTTTTGCATCGCCAATGACGATTTCGAAGCGACTAAAGTCGCACGAAATTCGTTTAAGCGAATGCTCAAACGAATAACCCAAAATACGAAAAAAACACGCGTTTTTATTTGGGTTTTTGTTTTTGTTTTTCTAGTGTTTTTCTTTATATTTATTATTTAGTATTTTTGATGTTTCTGGGTTTTTTCTGTTTTTTTTGATGTTTCTGGGTTTTTTCTGTTTTTTTGATGTTTCTGGTGTTTGGGCTATAGATACGCAGTGACGAAATTCGCGAATGTAGTTGAATTGGGCTATAGATACGCAGTGACGGAATTCGCGAAGTATGAGCGAATGTAGTTGAATTATTATTTGAGTTCGGTAATAAGATTTTCGTGAAATGTATTTATACCTTCAAACACTTTGTTGGTGTGAGAGGTCGAGATATACACTTTTTTCGTATTGTAGAATGCGGACATAGACACGACAACACGATGCATAGCAGTATCTTCGAATATATCAGTGCCGCAATCGTATTTTGTCACACAGTGGAGACAGATTTTAATGGTGATGAATCCAGCTTGGATTTCCCAGGAATCGTGTCCAACTGGTTTGCACGAATCTTTGGCGGCATACTCATTGATGATTCTGTCGATGCGTTTTTCGGCGAAGTTCAGTATTTTGTTGAATTTCTCGCGCGGGTCGAATTTCAAGCCCGAATAGAACTCACAAATAAGAATGTCGTCATAGTTAATTCGGAGAGGAATGCTAGGTTTTGACATATGTGCAAGCGCAGTTAGTCCCTCGACCTCTTGTCTGTCCATTTCAGACAAGACACTGGAAGACATATTTTTCTTTGAAACGGGGAAAGTGGTTGTCATTTTTCTAGCGAGGATGCTAAGAGTGAGTTGAGTTGAGTAGAGTAGAGTAAATAATATTGCAGTATATTTTTATTGCCTTATGACACAAGGAAATAAAAAGTCATTCAATTTTTTGATAATATAATCATATGATGGCCAATAGACCCTACCATATGTAATAATGCGTGATAATGGTTGCTGGTTTTTTTATTCGGATGAAAACAGAATTGTTTTTCAGTATACCCGTAATAATATATCCATATGCAGAAACAAAACGTAGATAAAATAAGACCTCTCCAAAGATAAGAGCCCATATTCGATTCCAGATTTAAATTATAAAGCGACCAAAACCCATAACACACTATTGAATATATTGCGAGTTTATCCAGTATTGCGACTGCGAAATTCGAAGCTAAAGCGTAGCGGTAGGTGTTCGAGTATTCACCAAGCAGAGCGGAACACTTGACGTGGCATTTTTTCGAATGAAATGCAATGGATGTTGCAGTTAATAATGCGAACAACGCCGCATATATAAAATCTGATTTGTATAATGCAGTTATTACATTCGTTATAAACACAAGAGAACTGAACACCAATAAAGGAACGGATTTTTGTTTCTTGTGTCTCTTTCTGTGCTTCTTCCGTTTTATTTTTGGATTTTTAATCGGTGGTGAGGCGGTCATTGGTATTAATAAAATACGCGATTATTTTGCCTCTCTAAACTTCTACGAATATGCAAACCAATCATAAACATACTATAAATGTCCAGATTACCACAACAACATTGCGACCATCGTCCGTCGTCTATCCGCGATAATCATCCGCGCGTCCATAATCTCGATATTCGCCAATATAGTTTAGACGAAATTTATGCATTATTCGGGGTAAACCGGGAAACCCTCTCGATAGAAGGTTTGAAAAAAGCAAAACATCGTGTATTAATGACCCACCCCGACAAATCCGGTATGCCTCCCGATTATTTCATTTTTTATAAGAAAGCGCTCGAAGTACTCGCAACAGATTATGCAGAGATGCACCGCGTCGAACAAAGCAAATCTCGTATGACCGAATTAGCAAAATCTGGATACGAATATACACACGGAGGTGGAGAGGAGGAAGAACGAATTAGAAAGGTTGCGGGGAAAGCAGCCTCTGGCGATAAATTCGCGCGCGATTTCAACCGGGTGTTTGAAGAACAGATGCAGCAGAAAATCGACGAGTCGCGGAATGACTGGTTTCGCGATAATCAGGCGACCTACGATACATCGAAAGTTACGAAAAACAATATGTCGCAAAGTATGGAGGAAATAAAACGACAACAGCGCGCGGTTGCTCGTTATACTGGTGGAGTGCGGGAAATGACGCACCATATTGGGACGAGATTGTACGAAGACCCGGGTGCGATGGAGGACGCAGAGGAGGTTTATATTTCCGGCGACCCTTTCGCCAAACTCAAATTCGAGGATTTGCGCCGTGTTCATAAAGACGAGACCGTATTTCAAGTGAGTGAATCGGATTATCAGAATATTGCGTCGTATAAAAATGTCGAAGAATATGGTCGCGCCCGCTCCTCTCAACAATTCGAACAAATAACAAAACAACAAGGGGAAATGATATTGCAGCAAAAAGAGCGAGAACGCGCGGCAAAAATACAACAATATCAAAGACAAGCATATGAACAAGGATTGGAAAATGAGAGGAAACAAGCCGCAGTGAGTTCGATGTTTTTGCGTTTAGAGAGATAATCGACCCAACTGACAATTCAACTACATTCGCTCATACTTCGCGAATTTCGTCACTGCGTATCTATAGCCCAAATTCAAACTACGAAATAAATGCGTAGTGATACTTCGGCACTTCGTATCCACTTCGTATTCACTGCGTTATGTCCTCTAACACCTACCGCTTCGCTTAATGCGTTCTTCAAAAAATTGAAAAAGACCCGGTGATTTATTAACCTCTCAACAATATAAATAACTCCTTTTATTTGCACAATAAAACGCACCGAAAAATGAATTGCACGTATCCAGTTGATTCTCCTACGAAACAATGCGCAACGCCTTCGTTACAGAATCCTTTCACTTATATCTTCAGAATGGTCCTCCCCAGAATTGTACAATTGCCATTCACACCTTCCAATAAATCCGAATTAAAATTGGCCATTGAAGTATTCATTAAAGACCGGACATCCGCAATAAAACGGTACGGGACAATGGATACTTGGATAACAACACAAATAACAGATTTTTCTTATCTATTTACTGGATACAACTGTAATTTCTTATTTGACAACAAGACCGACATCATTTCGGATTGGGACACTTCAAATGTAACTACAATGAGAACAATGTTCGGGTCTACGAAATATTTTAATCAACCGTTAAACTGGAAAACTTCAAAAGTAACAGATATGAGTTTTATGTTTGCTCATTGTGATGATTTCAATCAACCTCTCCACTGGGACGTCTCGAACGTGAAAAAAATGACACATATGTTTTATCACTGCATAAAGTTCGATCAACATCTCCCCTGGGACGTATCAAATGTAAAAAATATGAATTCCATTTTCACTTATTGTTATAGATTGGACCAGGATTTTCAACATTGGGATATAGGCAATGTGAATAATTACGTTCCGACTGAGATCTTTAGAGGGACGAGGACAATAAACTACCCTCTCCGTTTGCCAAGACTAGAATGGAGCATAAGAAAGAAATATATTATGCTTGAAGCCGGAACCGAGCAGCAAACATTAGGTAAGTTCAATTCGCACACTGAAATGTATTTGTTTAATGATGATATTATGAAGGAAATCGCTTCGATGATGTATATTTATCCATCGGATACATCGGATACATCAAATACCTCTACATCCGTATAATTTATATTTCCAATTTCGTGTTCAATTGTTTCTGACCAACGGACGCGTTTATCATTTGCTACATTTCGCTCTGATGGAGACGATTTATAATCATTATTCGAGTGTAATGTAATAATATCTGCGTTGAGGTCATTTTGTGATTGTGATAAAGTTGTTTCTTCAGGCAAAGATATTTCTCTTATGATTTCATCCACTTTTGCAATTTCGCCCATTATTTTTAATTTGGGTGTAGCAGGTTGTTGACGTTGCGCCGGTGGTCTTTTCGGTAGGTACTGTTGCAACTCTATATCTCTAAATTTTGCGTGTTCTCTCACTAACTCATCCATATTTTTTATTTTTGGGTCCGCGGTTTCAATGGGAAATTCTCCAGGAGGAGCTGCCGGTCGCATTAGCAATTGATTATATTCTGTTTGATACCGACTATAATTTTCCGACCAAACATCGTCTCGTTTTTTTCGTTCTTCTGCAACATTATAAGATAAAATATACGTTCCTGCAGTTTGAGTATGTTTTTGTTCGGGACTAACACCAGAGTACCCAAGCAATCGTTTCAAATCGACGACCATCATTTGAATTGCATTTTTATTGATTTCGAGAAGTTCGTGGGCGTTCGATGGGATTCGAGTGTTTTGCGAAATCCACTGCGTATAAAACTGTTCTATAATGCTGCGAAACCATTCCTCTCTATACCCGGCAAATTTCTGTGTGAATTCGACTAAATATGGAGATTTTTGAAGGGTCTGCCATAATAATTGTTGGTTTTCTGGATGTAGAAACATTTCTCTTATGATAAATTCAAGGTGTATTTTTTATGTGTTTTCAAGAGACAACTACAACGTAATTCAACTACGTTAGTAGATACGCAGTGCTTTGTCGCTCTCAGCTTCGCTTGTGCCGTCACTAGGTTATAGATACGCAGTGACAGAGTGAGCGAAGTATCACTGCGTATGAGCTCACGTAGTTGAATTGATAAGTAAATCGGCAATTTAAATGTCCAAAGGTGTATATATATCTGTTTTCGGTGGTCGTTGCACTAAATCGCCGACGTTAAAAATACGAGTAATTTGTACATTGTATGGTGATGTTATATTGCAAATAAAAATATGTATGTGTATGTTTATGCGTTTTTTTTGTATCCGTCGTCTTATCTAATACATAATTTGATTGCCTTCCACATAATGTATTAATGATTGGTACTTACCTTTTGTGTGCCACCATCGATGGTATTCTTTGTCGCCTGGTCTATCATCTGGAATAAATGCATCTCTATTGTTTCGCAAGAATTCGCGGCGTTTTAGCCACGCGATTTTCCGTTCAATTGGCCAACTGGGGTCAGCTACACTACCATATACATATTTGACATATCCAAAATCGTCCATTTTCTTTCGTGGGGGGGTTCTTTTAAATTGATTAGGAAAAGTTATTTGTTGGGTTATGTGTTGTAATAAATATACGGCAAAATCGGTTTCAATTTTTTACAAATTGTCGAATGCTGATTCGGAAGTTATTTCCATATATCTATTCGGATTTTGCATTGTGACGGCAAATAAATATATTTTCGATTCGCAAGATTTGTATAGAGAAAAGCAGTGGCATCCGTCAAGCCCTTTACTGAAGATTTTATATTGAGGCGGCTCGTCGGGTTGAATCATTTTGTTATATATTTTTTTGCCATCTCGCGAATCAATCCAGGTGACCCCGTATACATTGACCGGTTGTGTTTTGGAGATAAATGCATCCAAACTGTCAAACACTTCTTGTTTAGTCATTCTTCGGTAATGAGACATTTTTGAGTGGAATAGGATAGGAAAGTCGGTAATTAAGCAAATATATTTGAATCTGGGCATTAATTCACAAATGATTTACAATAATTTTTCATTCAATTTTTTGCAATACAAAAAATCCTCTCCTCTCGTAAAAGAACATAAACGCAAATATGCGGCAGATATATATTTTTACGCGACGCGACACGACAATAAAAATAATGACAGAAAACGACGACACTATTATAGTTCCCGCTAAATTCCATACCATTATTCGCGATTTTGCAAAAGATTTGACCACTACTTTTCCGGAATACGGCGTCCTCTGGAAAAAATGGACGGTAGAAGATGTACCGGAGAAAGATATTGCGCGTCTGTTCAAATACTGTACCCAAGTGTATCCGGAACGTTTTTTCGACATTTTGTATCAAAACGACGATATGTTCAAAGAAGATTCCGAAATCAATACTCGTTTTTTGCCCGCCGTGGAATTCCGCCTTCTTTATAATTGCGAAGGTGTGACGGAAACAACCCGGTCCGCGATATGGAAATATTTGCAGTTGATTCTGATGAATGTGGTGAATTCTGTAAGAGATAAATCCGCATTTGGAGATGCCGCTGATATTTTTGAAGGTGTCGACGAAAATGCTTTGCAGGAAAAATTAAACAAGACGCTAGAGGAGATTGGTAGTTTTTTCCGCAATTTAGGTGAAGATGATGCGCCAACGGGTGGGGCATCATCATCCACGAATGGTTCTGAGTCAGAAGCTGGTGGTATTCCCAATATGGAAGATTTTGTGAAGAATTTTGCGGCAGATATGGGCGGAGGTGGAGGCATTCCCAATATGGAGTCGTTTAGAAATGCATTCGAAGGGGCGAACGGAGGAGAAGGAACCGAAAAAGGTGAAATGCCGAACGCAAATGATTTGCACGAGCACTTGAAAGGGTTGTTTGACGGTAAAATCGGTTCTTTAGCAAAAGAACTCGCGGAAGAAATATCGCAAGATGTAGAGCATTTGTTTGACGATGAAGGTGCTGCGAATGGTGTTAATACTACCGGCGACTTGATAAATAAAATGATTAAAAACCCGAAGAAGATAATGACGTTAATGAAGACGATTAGTGGTAAATTGCAATCGAAGATGAAATCCGGCGAAATATCGGAAGAGGAGATTATGAAAGAAGCGGGTGAGTTGATGGGAAAAATGAAAGGTATGAAAGGAATGGGGCCGATGAATGAGATGTTCAAGAATCTTGCAAAGGGTATGGGCGGGGCCGGTGGAAAAACCGGCATTAATATGGGTGCATTGCAAAGAATGCAAAAACAGATGGCGGCGAAAGAGAGGATGCGTTCGAAAATGGAGGAAAAAGCCGAATCCGCAAAAAAACATATTGAACTTACGGAGGACCCCGGTCGGGCGGTGTTCCGATTGGGGGAAGAAGAAGCCGCACCGGAATATTCAAAAGCCCCATCGCTCAATGATGAGGAATTAGTTGCAATGTTTAATAAGACCGAACCAAAAAACACGTCGAATAAAAAGAAAAAAGCAAATAAGAAATAATGGAGAGGTGAATGTCTTGTAGGTTATAGATACGCAGTGACGTAGTTGAATTGTAATTTACCCAGTATTAATCATAGATGATTTATCATCGACGGTTAATATATAAGCAAATCAGATGTCGAAATATATCAATATTCCAGTATTTATCGTTAGTTTTGCTATAGGTATGTTATTTGTCTATTTGTATCAGCCAGATAAACGTGTCGTATATGTCTACCCAACTCCCGAATCAGTGGATTTATTGCAGTACAAAGATTCTACTGGAAACTGTTTCCATTTCAAACAGACAGAGGTGAAATGTCCAGCGGATGGCAAAATCGCGAAATTGCCACCACAAGAGTAAATTTGTCGCCAAAGGAATAATACGGCAATAACATATAGTAAACAGACGCGTCATCATTCAAAATGCAAATTAAAGCACTATTAAATTCGCCGATGGGAAAAATATTTATTTCTATTCTTCTCGGGTTAGGTCTAGCAACAATGTTTAGAACAGTTTGCGAAGAGAAGAAATGCATTCGATTTGTCGGACCCGTTTTAAGCGAGGTGGATGGCAAAATATTTAAACACGGTGAGAAGTGCTATAAATATGATGCGGAATCCTCAGGTAAATGCGATGAAACAAAACGGGTATTGGATGTGCGGGCAAAACCAAAAGAGGATGGTGAATTCGGAGCGCAATTTGGATTTGCTTAAGAACGTTCGCGTGTCCTCTCTCTTTTTGCCTGACCCTTCATTCTTTGTCGTTTAATACGAACAACAAAGAATATGTGTTATGATATACTTCTGATTTCTGATGACGAACTCTAGTACTTATATTATGGACCTGCCTGAAAATGTGACAATGTCGCCATTTCAAGACCAACAGAGATACAACACATCTCGACAAGGTGGGCCAGATAGAGGAATTGATATGGAATCCACAACCTACCGCCAAATGAACCCCCACCAGAATCCATATGTCCAAGGACAACCACGAATGGATTCGATGCCTCTTCCAGAATATGGAGGTGGGAGAGGAGGAGCACAGGGAATGCAACCAGCGATGCCACCCTCTTACGATTTCGACCAAGGACCTTTAGGAAACGCGCCGCAATATTCTCTTCCTCCAAAAGATATTCCATTGGATATGTCTGGATTTCGCGACGAAAGTGCCAAGCCAAACTATTTACCTCCTCCTCCCAAATTGACAGAAGATTATGTTTTAGACCAAGAAGAGAGGATACGCGAAACCAAAACGAACGAAGAAACCCGCAAGACAGTTCAACGAAAATTCGATATTATTGCTGAATTACAGATGCCGATTATAGTAGCAGTGCTTTTTCTGATTTTTCAAGTGGAGGCAATAAATCGATTGATGGCACGATATTTGAAGTTTGCAGGATTGTTTGGAGAGGATGGAAATTTGAATGTGACGGGGATGATATTTAAGAGTGCCGTTTTCGGCAGTATTTATTATGGTGTGGTGAACGCTGCAAAATGGATAGAGTAAAAGATTTTCCTGGTTCTATGTTCTTTTCTTTTTGCCAAAATAAAATGTCCGTTTTGCATAAGGACCAGCTTCCTCTCGTTTTTGTTTTTTTCGAGTCGTTCTTTGTTTCGACCGTATCTCTATTGTTTTCGTAGGAGTGTTGTCTAGCTTTGCGAAGAACTCAGGACGCGTAGCGGTAGGTGTTCGAGGATTCTCCGAGCGAAGCGAAGTATATGAGTTTCGTGGGTAGAATCTGGAAGGGGATGAAACAGTTATGTACTGGCGTTTTTTCCCTTTTGTCTTGTCTTTCGCAGGTTCGTATTTGAAAAACCACATCTCGAACTCCTTCTTGTTAGAAGCTCCTTGCAATTCTTGATATTTGCGCGCTTTTTCGGCACGCATTTCTTCCAGCGTCGGTTGTTTCCCATAGCAATCGAGAGAAAACCGTTTGAGGAGCCCTTTCTGTTCTAATCGGTTTCGTTGTTCGACTTCAAACAAATACGACGACATACATAGCATACGGTCTTTGTCGAAATACGCCTTATCTGCATACAAAAATGCCAAGTAGAAACTCAACATCGTATCAATTGTTGCAACCAATACTTGTTTTCCGGATACTTCGATACGATTATAACTGTGGCACGCAATTGGTTTATAAATCAATGCAATAATATCACCATTCATATTCAGTTCTATATGTTCCGGGATTACCTCTCCCAAAGGTGTATGTTGAACGATTTTGATATTCTTGTATCCGGCATCCATCAATCTATCGCGCACAATTGCCGCGCATTTCTCGGGCGAATCTGCCAATACGTCGAAATCTGGTATTTTTTCCACTTGATGGCGCTGGTCGTGTTCCATATATTTAGAGTAGAGTGCGGTTCCATATCCTCCCAAGAACACGACGCCCTGGTCCACGAACGAATCGCGCACTAAATAGTAAATCGATTCTTCCACTGTTTTATTCTCCTTTATATCTAATCCGCGCTGGAAATCGACTGCATTACATTTTTCCTTGTCTTGTGTGAGAGGATAGAACCTATTCAATAATTCAATCCGTTTCAACACTTTTTCCCATCTCGAAACATCGCCGGATGGACGCGATAGTTCTAAATACATCGACATCCGCAAATAATTCGGCGGAGCATATTTGATTCCTGCAATTGTGATTGTTTCAGGCATCAACCTCTCGTATAATGTCGGATGCAATTGAGTTATATCGGCAATCGGCAAAAAATTCACATATACTTTGTATGTGCCCAAGTGTACCCCAGCTTTCGCCTCGACTTCATTGTATCCAGCGGAATAATAAATATCTGCTAATTCACGCGCGTCTTCCATTGCGCGAGCAGAATAGAAATCGTAATCCGGGACCTCTATATCTCGATTGTAAAATTGTGCTTCTTTCGGCAAAATATTATTGATTGCTGTGCCTCCATAACAAATGAGACGCTTTTTAATGAGGAAATCCTCTAATATTTGGATGATTTTCTGGACGTCGGGAGAGGTGGCGATTTTCGCGCCTTGCTGTTTCTCGCTCTCATCGACCGCTTGTCTTAGGACAGCGAGCTCGCATTCTTGAAATGTCATTTTGTCGTTGCATATGGATGGTTTGTATTTGCCACTGGGTCTATTTCTTCGCGTTCTATTTCTGCCTCTCATTTTTCGACGAACAATTAAAGTATATATTACCATATTACGAAATTCTGTATCCATTGGGCAATATTTTGTAATAGAGAAACTGCATTCAACTACGCGAGCTCTATGTGCGTTACTTACTATTTACAGGTTCAGCGATTGCTACTACAGGTGTAGCTATTGATGCCACCTCTTTAGGTATTACTTTTTCTGACAATTCCAATAAACTCCTAATTCTATATTTATAATAATAATATTGCGCCAGACAAATCAAACTGACAATTACCAAATATATCATTAGTACGGTGATGGAATACGGAACTCCCTCTTCCTGTGTCACGTTTACATTATTTTCCTTTTTCTTTGGATGCGGACTAACATTATTCGTCAAGTATGTATAAACCGATGACATAGGTGCAAATGGTTTTCCTATAACGTCAAACATCTTTATATATGTTTTTAAATTCAAATCGGTGTCGTCTCCTAAATAAACACGCATTGGACTCAATTGTATACTGCGGTATAGTATAGTGATTGCTATGTCAGGATGTATAACTCCGGTTGAATTTGGAATATTAGTGTTTGTTGTGTCATTTGGATGTGGAAACGAAATATACATATATTTCACGTTTGTATCAAAACTACCCGGCAACGCATTATTTCCAATACCTAATTTATTGGTGCGATTGGTAAGAGATTCGTCGGTATATCGATAAAATGCGGGTATAGTATCTCCTCCAGTGAATACGTTTACAAAAGAAGAAATCGCAGTGCGCGCACTTAATGGAACAACAGCAGCAGATTGATTGGTGATTGGTGCGTATACTTCCAATATATTCAAAATGTCCATTGAAAATATTATTTTGCCATTTATACTTTGAAGGGGTGTACAACCGTTTATTTGTATAGGGGCGTTTTCTAAATCCCGCAAATAATTCGTTGAGTATTTGGGCTTCGTTGAGTCACCGTTAATCACATTTGCAACCTTGGAGATAATGTCATCTGTTGACTGTGGGCGTTTATAAACACGAATGTGTACAAAAATCGGATACTCTGATGCGGTCAATTTATTGTCTTTACTAAACGCTTCGTCGCTTATTTTGCCCAATGCGTCCGATAATAGCAACTTGGATGTTATTAATGTTGGAGTATTATCCGGTGAAAACCCGACACATACATCACCGCTGGCAGAAAACACGTTTAAATCGATAAACCTATATCCTTCATTTATTCGAGTCTTTAAGGTGTCAGCAGAAACAGTAGTTCCATCATATGCAGAATTAAAAGACGACTTTATACAATATTCGCGCAGAGGAAGTTTCAAAGAGTCTTTAAAGTCGTTCAAACTGGAATCTGGACAAAGCCCATTTTCCATATTTTCTGTATGTCGGGGTCGATGACGAATCGTATATTGCTTATGAAAAATGACCAAAATAACTAAAATGGATAATACTAGAAAAATATATTTCAATGTCATTTTTATTATTATACCCACGCAAATATATATTGTAAATATATTTATCCGAATTTTGAGCAATTAGGTTATAGATACACAGTGACGGCACAAGCGAAGCTGAGAGCTCACGTAGTTGAATTAAACTACATTCACAGATACGCAGTTATACTTCGCTCTCAGCTTCGCTTGTGCCGTCACTGTGTATCTATAACCTAATTACCCACCGTAAAATATAATAGAGAATAAATGCACGTGAATTGTATATCGCAATAATAATATACAAAATGGCGGGAGGAACATTAAATTTGACAGCAACCGGAAGTGCAAATGTAATATTAACTGGAAACCCCACCAAAACATTTTTCAAGGTGGTTTATTCTAAATATACCAATTTTGGACTGCAAAAGTTCCGTCTCGATTATGAAGGTATGCGCGATTTGCGACTGACTACATCGAGTACATTTCAATTTAAAGTGAAGCGTTATGCCGACCTCTTGATGGACACGTATTTATGCATAAATTTGCCGGATATTTGGAGTCCAATTTACCAACCGTGTCAACAGACTTCTTACAAATGGGCGTCCTATGATTTCAGATGGATACGCAATTTAGGAACACATATGATTGAAAATATCAGCATCACTTGCGGTTCAATGTTACTGCAATCTTATTCTGGCGAGTATTTGGCGGCAATGGTAAGTCGTGATTTTCCAGAAGACAAAAAACAAACATTCGACCGTATGAGTGGAAATACCAAGGAATTTCACGATATTGCCAATTCACAAGGACGCAGTAATGCTTATCCGTCAGCGTTTTATGTGGGGGATAGTGTAAATGTAGAACCGTCTTTCCGAGGACGCACCATATATATTCCTATCAATGCGTGGTTTATGCTCGACAGCCGGTGCGCGTTTCCACTAGTCGCATTACAATATAATGAACTGCATATCAATGTGACGATTCGTCCTATACAAGAACTATTCCAAGTTCGCGACGTATTCGACTGGGGCAACAAATTCCCTTATGTGCAACCTGATTTTACTCAACCACAATTTGCGATGTATAGATTTTTGCAGCAACCTCCAGGTGTCATCTTAGACACGTCTGAATATGTAAACCAACTGACTACTTGGAATGCGGATGTTCATTTGTTGGCAACCTACTGTTTTTTGTCCGAAGAAGAACGCACAAAAATTGCTTTAGAGGACCAAGTCTATTTGGTGAAAGACGTGTTTGAATACAAATTTGAAAATGTAGTCGGGTCGAAAACCGTCACTCTGAATTCGAATGGGATGATTGCAAATTGGATGTGGTTTTTGCAGCGCAATGATGTGAATTTGCGAAATGAATGGAGCAATTATTCGAATTGGCCCTATCGCGAAATCCCGAATGAGATTATTCAAGCTCCCACCACAATTACAACAGTGAATGGAGAACAACTGCCAGTTCCGGCGTGGAATGGCAATTATTATGCAGTTGGCCCGGGATTGAATCCTCCGGATGAATCGCACGTGGCAGGCACAAATACCGGCTATTACGTAACTGGGAAATTTAGTCAAGAAAACATACAAGACATAATGGTTTCAATGGGAATCAATTTGAATGGAGTATATCGCGAAAATGTTTTGCCAGCAGAAGTATTTAACTATGTTGACCAATACGCGAGAAGCAATGGTTCTGGGAAACGCGGTCTTTATTGCTATAGTTTCGGGTTAAACACTAGCCCGTTTGAATACCAGCCTTCTGGTGCAATGAATTTGTCGAGATTCAAAGACATTAATCTAGAAATAACTACGATTGTTCCGACAGTGTCCGCGCAAAATTCAAATTATCAAGTAATTTGCGATACATCGGGCAACCCAATCGGCATCAATAAACAAAACTGGCGTCTGTATGATTATACATTTAATATGACTCTTTTTGAGGAGAGGTACAACATATTGTCGATTATCGGCGGGAATGCTGGTATGTTATATGCTAGATAATGGTGTGTATTTTTGTGCCTTTGTTTCGTAGGCATTTTACACCATTTCGCATAGAAGATGTGCAATGAGAAAAGGTGTAATTCTTCGTTGGTGTAAATCGCTCACTTCTTGAATAACCTAATAACATATATTATTATAATAATTATAATAATATGGTGAAGACAGTATGGGCAAATAATGTAAAAGAAGGGTTTTCCGAATCATTCGACACATCTTCAAACAAACCATCATCACCTCTGAATGTAGAAACAACCGAAGTGGCCGAGTTTGGAAATGATTTTTTAATTGGAAAAGACCCAGATGAACTTATACTTACTAGCAAACCAACACCGGAACCTAAAACCGAACCTGAACCAAAAACAACTCTGCCACCTTCAGAAGAATTAAAAGATGCGGCAAAAAATATGGATGCCGGTAAAGCAAAACAAGTTTATGACGATAAAGTTGGTTCTGTAACGAAAAGTATATTTGGGCTACACGAAATCATCGCAACCCAAATAGTAAGTGGATTTTACGATAATATAGAAACCTCTGAAGCAAAAAACGACATCAAAATATTGGCGTTTCAAATTGCACTATGGATAATTTTATTGTTTTCGTCGTATTTATTTACAGTAAATTGGTGGTATTTATGGGTTTACAGTGAATTTAATTTTAATTTTAAATCACTAATAATGCCCGTTTTGCACTGGCCAATGTCTGGACCATTCAATGCAATCCAATTCTTTAATTATCCTCTCATCGGATTTCGTATGGATAAGGACTTGAAAACGCCATTTATTCAGAAAACTTTTAACGGTTTACTTGAATTAAAACCGATATTGTTCTCATTGTTACATCTGTCTATATTTTTGCTATTAGTGTTTGTTCCTTTTGGCAGTACAGTAGAATCGATGATGACCGGTAAAGGTGCGTTCTTTACAATAATAAGCATCTTGTCGTTTTTTTATTTTGTCACAATGTTTATTGTGGAAGAATGGTATGGTAAATTTATGAAATGTGGAACGGTTATTGGATATTTAATATTAGTTGCGTTGTTAATAGGGGCGGTTGTTCTAATGATTTTATTCATTTTTATAGCGTGTCCAGTATTTACCATTTATATGTTGGTTTTATCGTGTTTGTCCTTGGTATTATCTGAACACATAAATTCATACAACACAGTTACACAGATTTTTGAGGAAATAAAACAAGTCCGAAAGAATGATAGTATTAAAAATAAAGTATTCAATAATTTTCATACCATTTATTTCTTCGTAATCGCATTTTCAATCATTTTATATAATTTTTATTCGTCATCAAATTTTGAAAGCGAGTCTCTAATTGCATTGACTGTTTTGCTTAATTTGATGTTACTTTTTATAATTATAATAGGAATTACATTTTTTGTAAAGGGTTTAATTGGTGATGATGGTGATGGGGACGGTAAAGCCCCGATTCCACCAGGGAAAGGCGGTGCGGATAACGGCGATGCAAATAAAAAGCTCAATACTTTAAACAGCAATGCAAATGCTACTTCTGCAGGGCTCGATACTTTAAACGGCGATGCAAATAAAGCAACAGATGCGTAGTAACGGCACAAGCGAAGCTGAGAGCGAAGTATCACTGCGTATCTGCGAATGTAGTTGAATTAACTATACTCGTGTTTCATCACAATGAAAATAAATATTATATAACAATAAATATTATATAATGTCTGTTTTGGTTAATTATTCTTTTAACGATTTCATAAACAATAATTTAATCAAAAACCAAGCGACATCTATATATGACTTGAGCTTAGTAAATGTCAATGTGAATGCACCATTTACATCAGTCGCGAAGAGGGTGTCATTAACTGGTGGTATTTATCATTATTCTATTGGCCAATATAGTGATTCGTCCAATAATTATTCTTATTGCCGGAATAATTCAAACATAGTCAACTTAATCAGAGATAGCAGTTTTTCTGTTTCTCTATGGGTTTATAATAGTGTCGCTACAAATTCGGTCCAAGGGTTAATTTTCGCAATATATGACAACAGTAATAATTTGCTGTCTGTTTCACAAGATAATGGAACGAATAGGACAAACCCAATTATAAACATAGGAAGCAACAGTAATTCTACAAGTTATTCATTTGCGCGGGGACCTGGGAACACTTATAATCATTATTTAATCACTTGTGGTTACACGGGTTCTAGCACAACAATACAAGTGTATGTAAATGGAGTAAATCAAACATTAACTCCATCAGCTATAAATTATTATTCAGATGCAAGCTACAATTCCACCACAAAAACGATTACAGTATTTCGCTCATTATTTAGTAGTAAACCATCACTTTATATTTTTGGAGGCCCTCAAAACTTCAATTTAATAAATCCACAAAACCCGTCTTTAAAATCAAGCGGCCCAATAACAGCACTTGCAGATTTTAAAATATATAACACGCGTTTGAATAATGCCGATGCTAGTAACATATACAATCCAGGTATACCATCAAATTCAATTGTGCAAAACAACATAATAACCGGACCAAATAATTTTTACAATATAAATAATGCAAATTTGCTCTATTATTATCCATTTACGAGTGATTTTTACGATTATAAAACGGGAACAGACGTATCGAATACAACAGTAGATTCTAATGTGTTGATTAATGCATCTGGTATTTCAGTTTCAAACCCAAATATAACATTTACGAATGGTTATGCAAATTTTGGAAACTCCACAGTAACTGGTATACAAATTCCTACAACCACATTTTCTGCATCCGGTGGAATAACCATCTCGTTTTGGGCAAAAATAAATGACATTTCAAATAATCCAATTCAACGTTTATTTCAATGTTATAGTAATAGTATTTCTGTTGGAACTGTGTTTCTGTGTGTTTTCACACAACAAAACAAAATAATAGTATCAACAAGTGGTAGTAATACTGTAGAAGTCCCAAATTATACACTTATAAATAATACCGACTGGCATCATTATTGCATCACATTTTCATCTCCAACCTCAAATATATCAACGTTAAATGTGTACATAGACGGGGTAAAATATTTAACAACTTCAATATCCAGTAGTTTTGCAAGTAAGACACTGGACCGATGTATAATAGGACGACTTTACACAACTGCGGACCCCTACACTGCTCCAAAAAATACGTTTATAACACAATTTGCATTGTTTAATAGAGAATTAAATTCAACGGAAATATCGTTTTTATATAATTTCCCTTCTCGCGTTAAATTTGTAAATGGAAAATCCGAAATTACACCAAAAGTTATAAATGTTGCAAACGGATATGACGACGTTATATATTATTTGCAAGAGGGCGATGCGTTGACTGCTTGGAAGAATGCAACTTCGGCAACTGATTTTGCAAATACGAATTATTATTTTAATTACAGTTCTTCTACTTCCGGTTATTTTGTTTACCATAAATGGGCGGGATTAGGCACCATATCTGGTCTTGCTTATAACGGGTCTGTTTGGGTGTCTTCAGTGGGTTATGAAGGAGGGTTTATGGACCCACGGTTGCGCTCGAGTGTAATATATTCATATGATGGAATCCTCTGGAATGCAAGTACTATTAGTGCTTCTAGTAATTCTATTGTGAGCACCGTAAATGGAATAGATTATGGATATGATAAATTTGTTGCGGTAGGAACTGGCAGTAACAAATTTATGTATTCTTATGACGGCATAAGTTGGGTTGCTGGTGTTGCAACGGGAGTATTTTCAAACGTAACCCCAATGGGGGTTGTTTATAAAAACTCGACTTGGGTTGCATATGGAAAAAACACCGATTCGGTTTCTAGATTGATTGCGACTTCGAAAAATGGAATAACCTGGACTGAAATTTATACAACCGGCAATTTTATAAATAAACAAATTTTCGGATTAGATTATAACAATTTTGCTTGGGTTGCTGTTGGAGATTCTAGTACTTCAACAAATATTGCATATTCTTATAATTTATTCAATTGGTTTAGTGGAGGTGCGTCATTTTCGTCATACGGGACATCAGTGAAATGGGCAAATAATAAATTCGTAGCAATTGGATATAATTCTACAGGAGTTATTACAACTTCGCGAATTGGAACAAATTGGCTTATACCAACAATAGTTCCTATATCCAATACAATGAATGCAATTAATTACGATTCGTCTAATTCTGTATGGTTTATTGCTTCGGGAAGTAAGATATGTTATTCAACGGATAATGCAGTTACTTGGGCTGCAACTAATTCAATTGCATATAAAATATTAAATATAAAATCAATATACGATAATAATGATGGGTTTTATCCGTGTTTTTTAGAAGGAAGCAAAATACTTACATTGGACCCGGAAACGGATGAAGAATGTTATGTTCCTATAGAAACATTGCGACCTGGCAACCTCATTAAAACATTCGCCAGTGGTTATAAAGCAGTGTACCATATTGGAAAAAAAACAATACTCAACCCCCCGCGCGAAAATGATATTCGAAATAAATTATATAAATTCCCGAAATCAAAAATAAATGGTATGACAGATGATTTGTATATTACAGGAGAACATTGTACCCTTCATAATGACAACATATCTTCTGAACTGAAAGAACAAGTAAAGGAACATATGGGAGATATTTACATAACAGAATATCAATATCGCGTCCCAGCGTGTATTGACAATCGGGCAGTACCATATAATGGCAAATATCCAGTAACAATATGGCATATTGCATTGGAGAATGATAATTACTATAGGAATTATGGAGTATATGCGAATGGATTATTAGTTGAGACTTGTAGCATTCAGTATTTAATAGAACTATCCAATATGGAAATCGTATGAAGGTAGGTTATTCAGTTGTCCGTTGCCTAAAATACAACAGTTATATCCGGTTCGGATTTCGGTTTTTCTGGTGGTTGTGGTAAAAATTGAGGTGTCGGTGTCGGTGTCTGTGTCGGTGTCTGTGTCTGTGTCTGTGTCGATGCTGTTACTGGTGATGGTGCTGGTGCTGGTGGAGGTTTATTCGAACTCAACCGCATTATAGTTTCCTGCAACTCAACAACCATATCTTCCAGTTCCTTATTCCGATTTGTCAACGATTCTATATCTTGTTGCTGAGTTTGTATTAACTTAACGGTTTCTTCCATTGACAACATACGTGGCGGTTTTCCAGTTTCGTGCACCATAACTCCCGTAGAATCACTCCCATTCTTCTTCATCTGTTCCTCCATCATTTTTTTGCGATTCTCCTCAATAAGTTTGGTCTGTGCCAACACATCCGGTTTCATCTTCGCTTCACCAGGTTCGTAGTTTTCCAGCAATTTATCAATATCTGTTAAAAAGAAATTCTTTATGCGCAATTCCCCCGGTTTTCGAATAAAATCTGATACTTTTTTAGCGGACTCTTTGAAGTAGTCCGGATGTGGATTATCCAGTAATTTCTTTTTGTCGAAAGTATTATGGATATGCGAGAAGACGAGAATCGTTTTGAATGGGTCCAATTGGACAAAGGGAATCGTGTAGTTCTTCAAAAATGCCTTCTCCTCTGCCAATGCGGCGTGGTCTTCGTATTTCGTATCATCTAGAAGACGCGATTTAAATGCAAATGTACCTGCTGTTGCGTGATTGGGACCATATGGACCACATTGATACATTTTTTTGATATGTTTGAAGTAAATGTACATTTCCGATGAACCGGCACACAACGCTTCTTTATTCTTTTGCAATTTATCGACAGCGTGTTCTATTCGTTCTGGTGGATAATAATCGTCGTCGTCCATATAGACAATAATACTTCCCTTCGCTTTCTTGTGCATATAATTACGTTTTTCGCCCAACGGCATTTTCTTGTCCAATTCAAAATATTGTATGTTGCTGATGCCCGACGTTTCTATTAAATCTTTGATTTTATCTGTTCCATCGTCTACAATAATCCACTCTATACGGTCCATCGGATATGTCTGGTTTTTGAAACATTCAAACATTATTGGAATAAATGGACGACGATTGAATGTCGGAGTACAAACACTGACAAATGGTTTGTATTCTTTTATGGTTTGCTTCGGTTTTTGTTTTCCCATCTTTTTCAACACTTGTATAATATTAAATGCAAGTGTTGTTTATGTATTTTTGCACGGCTTTATTCATTTTTTTGCGTGTCCTCTCATCCTTTTAGGTTATTCATCTATGTCGTCTTCATCGTCAATTTCAAATTCGTCATCGCCGTCTCCATTGTCCATATGTTTTTTTGCAGAAGAAGATTCCTTCTTGACGTTTTTGTCTAAATATCTATAAATCCGTTTAATGTCCAGTTTTCCGATTTTCAAATCTTCAAATATATTCTCTGCGTCATTCAATAGTTCTACTCGATTCAAAAACCCATTTCCACCATAATACACCCGCAACTCTTGAAAAAACGAAATCACGTCTTTTTTATCCATATCCAACGTCTGACAAAGCATATACAGAAATAATTGATTGCTGTATTCCGTAGAATATTTGGTCAATATCTTGGTAAATCGAACCTCATTCATTTGTCGTATTGCATCTAATTCTTCGGACGGTCGCCTCTCAAAGAACTGATGAAACATAAAATTATTGTAAAATGTTTTGATGAATGTACTCATCTCATTAAATATCCATATTTGGCTCTGAAATGTAATGCGGTCAATATAATCAGCAAAGCATATATTGTCTATCAACTTCAAATAAAAAGGGAACGCGTCTTTTTTGGGTAAAATCGCGATTCGGTCTGCAACATTCTCGTGCCAGAGAAGAGCAACCGTCGTCCGGTCATTATCGTTCATAAAATCCGAGTGTTGACTAACCGTCAGTTTTCGGTCAAATAATTGTTTTGCAATCTTGCCATAATCTTCATTGTAGAATTTCGCGCGAAAGATATGTTGTATATTATTGCTCGTTAAGATTTCCGGTTTCTTCTCATTTAGTCTCAGCAAAAATTCCACCTTGCGAATATCTCCCTGTGTGTATTGCACCATTTGTTCGAGAAGATGTTTTGAATATTCATTCTCCGATATAGCCGGTATTAGTTTCCTATAAATAGCTGAAATTTGTGCGTCTGTAGGGGTCTGCAATTCAAATACATAGCAAACATTCATTAATTCCTTGATTTTCTTGTCCATATAGTAATTTCCAATGCAAATGACTGGATTCAGAGTGACATTCTCCGTTTTCTGCTTTTTCGTCTTCTTCTGACGAATCAATTTGACTAGTGCAGAAATGCCGCCTTTGTCGCCCTTGTGCATCCCGTCGATTTCATCCATCAATATAGATATTTTGCGTACTCTCCCGTGCATCATATCAAGTACATTGTGTCTGCTCACATTATCGCGCGTAATGGTGTCTATGAGCGATTTGTTGCGGACATCCCCCGCATCATATTTAATCACGTCATAATTCAGTTCTTTCAAAATATTCAATATGAAACGGGTTTTCCCTGTTCCTGGTGCGCCGTAAATATATATCCCTTTTTTGAAATCCGAGTCTCTGCATCTTGAATCAAAAGAAGAAAGGATATGTTTTATTTTTTCTGCAATTTCATTACGGTTGAAAATAGTATTTAAATCGAGTATGTCCATTTGAGTAGTTAGGACTAATAGAATAATGACGGTTTATGTTATTTATGTGCGAACGCGTTTTCCCAAAACGAGATACTATGCATTCTCCCACGAAACAGATGCGCAGCGCTTTGCACCTTCGGTGCTGAGGTCGTTTCTACTCCACTCCGCTTGGCACTTTGTATTCGCTTCGCATCTATCATCCAATTCCTACGCTCATACTTCGCTCCGGAATTGGGCTATAGATACACAGTGACGAAATTCGCGAAGTATGAGCGAATGTAGTTGAATTGACCAAAAATGTATGAATCGAAATGTCGAATCTGCAAATAAAATTTGTTTTTTTTCGATTTTTATTTGCTTATTTATTATGCACAAAAAACGCTACAATTTTGTTGGGCAAATTTTTGCTTATTTTCGGAACCCACTAAAATCCGCGGTTATTGGTATAAAATTGCTGCCTTTGGCAACTAATGCGCCGTTGTAAGAATATGGGTCAATTCTGGACGTCGAAGGATTGTTGCCTGCGCCTGAGCCTGTGCCTGCGCTTGTGCCTGCGCCTGTGCCCGAATAATTCTGATTGCTTCCTCCATATTGGTTCATTTGACCAGATTGATTTTGCTGGTTTAATATTGTGGGATTCGACTTTAATAATCCTGCTGCGCCGGCACCGGTTTCTTTTAATAGACCTATCGCCCCAGAGCCAGTGTCTTTCAATAGGTCTACCGCACCCGAACCAGTGTCTCTTAATAGGTCTACCCCACCTGAACCAGTGTCTCTTAATAGACCGGCGGCGCCTGAACCGGCGCCAGAAGCGAGACCGGTTGCACTATTTAATGCGGTTTTCGTCAAATCCACGACACCTGCGCCGGTTTTTTCTGCTAATTCGCCTAAACCGACTCCGGAACCTCCTCCGCCATATCCTGCCCAATTTCCCTTGCCTTTGTATCCAGAGCCGTGAGATGCAACAAAATCGGAAAATCGGTTTTTGTATTTTAGTGTTGAGCCTCCTCCACCTTGCCCTCCACAGCCAATGCACACACCATTTCCACCGGATTGGCATTGAGTGCAACTATTTGTTGCCACTTGGGGAACTGCTTGGGTTTTAGGAATATAATTACTTGATTGTAATGCTTGGTTTCTGTCGTTTGAGGTTGCAACCGTGTTCCAGAACGCCAACCAATTGTAATAGTCGGAAACTGGATTCTGACTTGCTGAATTTCTAAATCCCATTCCGGCACCACCACCATTCATTTGCATTTGCATTTGCATTTGCTTCTGCTGCTGCATATCTAATGTATTTAAATGTGTAAATATGTTATTTAAATCTCCCGGTGAGAATGAAATGTTGATTTTTCCGGCTGGTGTGGTTACTGTTGGAGTGGTTACTGTTGGAGTGGTTACTGTTGGAGTGGTTATTGTTGGAGTGGTTACGGTTGGAGTGGTTACGGCTGGAGTGGTTACGGTTGGAGTGGTTGTGGGTGCGCCGGCTTCTGCTGATTGTTGTAATGCGCCTGCGCCTGCTGCTTGTTGTAATGCGCCTGATGCTGCTTCTGCTACTTGTTGTAATGAGCCTGAGCCTGCTGCTTGTTGTAATGCGCCTGATGCTGCTGCTGCTTGTTGTAATGCGCCTGCGCCTGCTGCTTGTTGTAATGCTCCTGATGCGCCTGCTGCTTGTTGTAATGAGCCTGCGCCTGCTGCTTGTTGTAATGCGCCTGATGCTGCTTGTTGTAATGAGCCTGCGCCTGCTGCTTGTTGTAATGCGCCTGATGCTGCTTGTTGTAATGCGCCTGATGCTGCTTGTTGCACAGACTCCGCCATCCCTGTTAATTTCTCAGAAAAGTTCAAACTCATATTTCCGAAATGTACTGAAATTGTTAATGTGCATAATAATATTATAAACAATAATAGTGACCTGTGCATATTTCTTTAAATATATCGGATTATATTGTATGCGTCGAATAAAAATAGTGTAGTGGTCAATTCAGCTCCTTTGTCGCTCTCAGCTTCGCTTGTGCCGTCGCTGTGTATCTATAACCGAATTCCTTAAACGTAGCTAATGCGAAGACATTGAATAGGATGTGGTCGTTATTTGCGAGAGTTCGGCGAACGCCGAATCTCTTGAGATGATAGATGTGAAGCGAATAAAGCAGAGCAGAAATGACCTCAACACCGAATATGCATCTGTTTCGTAGGTCCCAGCAAAAATAGAATAAACTTGAATATTTTTGCAGACTACATTTCCACATACAAAATGCAATAAAAAATCGACATAAACGCATTCCGTTCATTTGTGTAGTGAACAAATGGAATCGACACCTCTCAACCAAGAAACAAAAAAAAATAAACCGGAACGAAATCGAACGAATATCCTAAATTCGTGTTTTAGAGAGGATGGCCGATTCGAAATTGGAGTTGATGAAGCCGGAAGAGGTCCATTGTTCGGGCGTCTATATGTAGCTGCAACGATTCTCCCTAAAACCAATTCAGATGAAACACGCTTTAAACACGAATGGATGAAAGACAGCAAACGGTTCTCCTCTCAAAAGAAAATACGAGAGGTTGCAGAATATATTCGGTCGAACGCGATTGCTTGGACAGTTCGTTATGCAGAGCCGGAGCTAATAGACGAAATCAATATTAGACAAGCAGTATTGCGGACGATGCGCGAATGTTGTCGCGACCTAGTTGAGAGGTTGAGCAATCGAGAATGTCCTCTCAGTGAAATGCAAAATAAATTATGCATTTTAGTAGATGGCAACGATTTTCCTCCATTCACCGTTTACAACCCGGAGTCGGAAACTTTAGAAGAAATCGAAAGTCATACGGTTGAAGGGGGTGATAATCTATATACTTGCATTGCGGCTGCTTCTATTTTAGCGAAAGTTGCGCGCGATGATTATATTGCAGAATTGTGCAACGAACACCCGTCGTTGGTTGAGCACTACGGAATCGACAAAAACAAAGGGTATGGAACGGCAATACATATGAGAGGAATCAAAGAACACGGAATCACTAAATGGCACCGCACTTCTTATGGTCCTTGCAAACATAATTGTGCCAAATAAACTACTTAAAGAAATTATATTATAATAGAGTAGAGAGGCGAAAGTGGATGATTCGGATACTTCAAATAAAATATAACCCAACCCATTCTGAATCAAAATAATCTTCGCCTCTCTCATAGCCAATGCAAAATATTCTTATAGTCCATCGAGAGGTGGGAGATAAAGCGGTGCATTGGCTTACTTCAAAAATTATCCAAAGGATATTGGTAAATCCTATGGTGGACATAGGAAACAATTGGCGAAAGCGGATAATTCGGATACTTCTTAATAATTAAAACCCACTCCGAATTAGACAAAATCAAAATCTTCGCCTCTCGAGCCAATGCAAATTATTCTTATAGTCGATAAAGCGGTGCATTGGCTTACTTCAATAATTTAAAAGTGTGATTTATTCCTATGGTGGACATAGGAAACAATTGGCGAAAGCGGATAATTCGGATACTTCTTAATAATTAAAACCAAACCACTCCGAATTAGACAAAATCTTCGCCTCTCTCATAGCCAATGCAAATTATTCTTATAGTCGATAAAGCGGTGCATTGGCCTACTTCAAAAACGAAAATATTATAAGTTTTCAACATTCATTTAGTATTCCTTGGAATGCTTAAATGAATTTATTCATCGCAATATGTAATTGCTATGAATATAGATAAAAACCAGAAAACGCAAATATATAAAAATAAATGGATTGCAGCAAAAATAGTGTGTTCGTTAATGATTCAACAATAACCTTAAATAACCCCATAATGTTTCGAAAATACATTCATCATATTCGAAACTTAAACACACTCGATGCGAATATGATGAAAAATATTCGAAATATGTCGGACGACGAAAAAATACACATTATACTTGCATTCAATGATGTGGTTAGTTTTTTTTTGGGTCGGTCCTCTCCGTAATACACCTTTGGACATTTATACCAGTGAAGATTTAAAACCGCACACCGTAGGGGTGCTTGTTTCAAATCATTACTGATATCTGACCCCGGAGATTTTAATCCGAACGGATTGAAATCTTCGTTGGTTTAAATTGCCGATTTACTTATCACATTCCGCCTTTGGCGGAATTATTGATACGTAAAAGGCAATTTATCAGTCGCAAAGTAACGTT